AGACCTTTCCAGAATCCACCACCGGAACCTGTTCCCACGTTGCCAAGCATGTCTCCAAGTCCTTCAGCGAGTCGTCTGAGAAACGATTGCTCAAGTACCTGAATCAACCCTTGAGCCATTGTCGCAAGTCCCGCCTTAACACCTTTGCTGAATCCGGCTTCAATGCTGTCACTGAAGATCGATGTTAACTGGTGTCCGAGATCGCGCAGTTGGTCACGCATCTTGGCGATCCTATCTCGGTTGCCCTGCTCTGCTGCTGTGGCAATTCGTGGGCGTGATGCACCGTCGGCCATACTTCGTTTACGAGTGCCTGATGCCTCCAATGTACCGAAGGCACTGCCACCACCGAGATCGAAGTAATCTAATCCCGTAATGTCTGCCATCGAGCGACGACGACCACCAGACTGAGCCACGAGATCCGCGAACTCTTGAACCCGCCTGTTCATCTCTTGAAGTTGGCCCTCGATGATGGTGCGCTCGCGGGTAAGACCTAATACTATTTTCCCGTAGACGCTCCCGCCACCGAGTTCCTTGAAGATAATCTCTGCCGCATCGCTACTACCGCCGCCGCCGCCTCCTCTTCCGCCACCCCCACCGCCGCCTCCTGAACCCCCACCACCACTAGGTGCTGATATTCGAGCCTTGAATGGATTGATCCCACGAAGACTAGGAGGACGAATACCGCCGCTCAACCTGTTCATCATGGTCAGCATCGACGTTGGGCCACCTGGTACTGACGGCGTGGATCCAAGCGCATTAAGTCCTTGCGCTGCAAGACCGGGAATCGTTAACCATCTAATGCTGAAGTCAGCAAGTTGACCGAGCATCATGCCAAGTTCGCTATGCACAACAACGCTCAGACCTCGAAGGACATTAGCGATAGACGTTCCCCACGATATCCATTGATCTTTGTTCTTTTTTAGGTTCTCAGAAATGCTCACGAGCGCATCGGTAGCAACTGGTAACAGTTCCATGCCGATCGATCGAGTCACAGCTTCGAGTTGGAGCGTGGTTTCTTCCAGTAGGTCGTTGAACTTGTCGCTCGCTTGCGCTGCGTCCTTCCCGATAACCAAGCCTAGCTCTTTGTATTTCTTGATCGCTTCGTCAAGGTTGCCATTTGTCTCTTTAACGATTGCTAAGACCGCTGCACCGGAACGCCCGAACAGTTTCGTCGCTATCTCTACACCCTTTTGCGTGTCACCGTACTTAGCAAGCACCGTGACTGCCTGGCGTAATGCTTTCTCATTATCTCGCGTGTCAATGTTGAGGCTCTTGAACAGTTCACCTTGCTTGCTCGTCGCGTCCTGAGCCGCGCCCATGTTCTTCTGAAAGATAATCAGCGAACCTGAGAGTGCCTGAATGTCCGTGCCAGTTGTTTTAGCCACGATGGAGAGGCCGGAAAGCGTCTCGACTGCAAAGCTGGTCTTTTGTGAGAGGTCAAACAGTTCGCCACCGGCTTTAGCTGAGGACTTCACCAACTCAAACAGTCCCGCCGCAACTCCACCAATGGCCGATGCTGCGGCAATCGCCGCACCCCCCGCGATGGCTAGCGGCCCCGCAAGTCCAGACACTGCGCCTATCGCAGATGTTGCCCCGCCTGTCAGTCCCTTGAAGTTAGATTCAAGCGCAAGAACCTTAGCCGCAACGCCCTTTGCACCCGCTTCAAACTTGCGAGTGTCTGCGTCAAAGACTGCTGTGAGTCGTCCGAATTCAGCCATTAGAAGTCCGGTATGAAAATCTCCGTGCTCATTGCACCGTTCTCGATAGCTTCATTGCATCTATGCACTCGCGCTTCGTGTCGCGCTTGCAAAATCACGCGTGCCTCATCCTGTCGGTAAAGAGGAACGCGTGATAAGTTCCAAACTTGAGCACTGCCAAAAAAGTAGATGGCGAGCATGTGTTCATCTACATAGCTGGGGCGTGTTCTGCTAGTTCCTTTGAGCCATTGGGCATAGCTTCCAACGTCTCCTCGTCCGCCTCTTCCGCCCTTTTTTTTACCGTCGTCGCGCTATCTAACGCCGCTGTCCAGATACCTTTTACAACCAGAGGCGGGAGTTTCATTAAGACTTCAGATGATGGTTCCAGTGATTCACCGTTCAGCGTTACATCCCAACCCTTCAAGACCCCACTCGTCAGAAGAGTCGCGTAAATCTCGCGCTCCACTTCCAGTCCCCGAGCGTTCTCCTCGAAGAAGTCTATTGAGTCCGCTTTCTTGCGCGTTTTCTTTTTCTCTTCGGTCTTCCATTGGCGCATCTTGGTGTCGAACATCTTGCCCACATGTCGAAAGAATTCCGGTGTGAAGGCATCAATGTTGACTTGTAACTGAACTATCTCGCCCGCCCTCTCGAACGGGACAGAGATAATCGTTTCACTGAATGAAGAGAATTCCATAAATTAAAGAGTGGTTAACGTTGTGATCAGCGTGATCTCGAACGCCTTGTTGCCATAAGTCGAGTTGTACTGAGGGAGAAGGTTGAACCCATAGGCCCAAACGCCATCAGCGTCTTTCTTTTCCGTCCCAATAACCTGAGCCGCGAAATCAATCTTCAGCGTGTAATAGGTAGAGCTTTCGATTAGCGGTCCGGTGATTAGGAAACGGATCAACTTGACGGGATTTGACGCCGCCACGACCGCGTCGTAAAGAGTCCTCGCCTGCGAATCGAATTCCATCGTGAACGATGCAGACAGACTCAACGCCGTCTCAACCGTGTCAACGAAGGACTGATAGGTCGTGTTCAAGACCCAATTCGGTGATTGAATATTAGAGACGCTAAATGACGCCTCCTTAGCAGACGCTACTTTGGTCGTGCCTATAGTCCCACCGATCGCGTCCATGTAAATATCGACGCCGCGTGCGGTTCCTGGTAATTGACTGATTATCGACGGAGAACTTGAAAGAGTGCCGGTCGTTGGTGTTCGCCCGACAATGTTCCCTGAAATTGTCGCTCCACTGTCGTTGTAGCTAATACCAAACTCAGTCAGTAGCGCGTAGGCCATTTGCAGAGCGGCGGTCGAGTCGCCCTCTTGAATGGTGAGAGTCTTGAACGCGTTCGCGCCACTCGCTAACGCAGTAAACAACCATTGATAAGCGAGCGTGCCAGGATGAGAGATTACTGGCGTCACGATTGTGGAAAGCAGATAGACGATCTCGGTGAAGTTCATTGGCCCCGCCAAACTCCCACCGCCGAAGTCGTGAACGATTGGAGCCGCAGTTTGGAGCTTGAAACCCTGCGCTCGAAACTGTTGAACGTCGATATTGCGCGTCAACTGCAAATCCATCGTTGGCAGTTGCTTGTCCGCAGCTACAGCCGTGCCTTTGGTTGACTCTACGCCAACTTGCACGACCCTGTTAACAGATGCTCTTGCCATCGGTGGACTCCTTTAGCTCTTCTTAGCTTCTTCTTTTGCTTCGACTACCGGCGTGAAATTGATTTCCGTGGTGTACAGACCTGATTCTGGACCGGACTCTGCCGGTAGTCTCATGACTGTGTTGACCTGTGGGCCTTTAGCATCCGGTGAAGTCAAGAACACCTCTGTTCCGTGTGCGGCCTTTAGTACCCGTGCGTTGAGTTTCATATTGTTGCTCCTATCCAAAGACGGTACAGACCGCCGAGGTTGTGGTAACGCTTGCCTGTGCTTGGATCAATCTCCGTACGATCAATCGGCTGTTCTCTGCGAGACGTGAAATAGTAGTCGCCACTCGGTTGATACATTGCGACCTGAAGAACATCGTCAATGCGCTTCTCAAGTAGCCTCGCATCATCATCAGGACGGCTATCAAATACAACGCGAACCTGAAATAAAGGCTCCGAAAAGATTCTCGCCGTACCGAGTCCGTCAACGTCGACGCCACCCATGTAATTGAAAAGGATGTAGGGATACGTTCGATCACTTGGCGTCTCAGGCGCGTAATCGGCATAGATACGAGTCCCCACTTGAGCCTCAATACCAGTCTCGTCGTGTAGCACGTCATAGAGCCACGCTTTAGCTTGCTGGATTTCACTAACGTCTCCCATATCATCTCAACACTCGAAGTAATGAGTTGTTTACTTGCTTCTTAGCCGATTCAAACGCTGGGGTGAAGAAAGGTTGAGCATCCATGTTGATCGTTCCGTACTCCACGAACGCCGAGTAATCAGCACCGGATTCGATTGTCGCTTTCAGGTCTGCTGATGTTGCTTCGTCTGTCTGTGAAATGTTGTCGCGCATGTATCCGGTATCAACTGGAGCTAACTGTTGAGCAAGTGATACGCAAGAATCAGCACCTTCATTCAAGACCTCTGCGATGTCCTGTCGCAGGTGTAGCGATAAGGCTTGCGCGTTGAATCCTGTTTTCTTAATCGTTACGCTCATTTCACAATCTCTGCCGCGACCATCACTAAAGGCGAATACGAATCATCCATTGTTACCGGACTGAGAAACGTGCGCTCGGCAACGTCTCTAGCGGCAACTACGATCTGTTGATGCGGTTGAATCGCTCGCGTGTTCTCGGTTGCTCTCATCGTTAACCTGTGCGTCTGCGTCGTAATCCTTGCCCCTCCAAACTCCAGCATCTTCCGCGTTAGCGGTTCGCAGTAAACTTCAATATCACTTTCAAGGATCGTGTCGTCTGCCTCAGTCGTACCACCAAACCCGTCCGGTGTTGACGTGCCTGGTTCGCGTAGTTCGCAGCGATCAAGGAAGTAGTGCATCGCCTCTTCGACCGCTAATCCCATTTCACTTAAAAGAACTTCTGCGCTCATGCTCGCACCATTGGAACGCCTGAAGCGTTAACCCTGAGACCGCGTAGTAGTTGATTAACCTGTGGCGGCATCGTCCATCCACCACTCTTGAAATCAATCGAGACAGGCCCAATCCTCAAAGAACTCATTGCGCCTGAAAGTGGTTGATCCATCGCCTTCGATCCCAACAAACTCAGTGCCATCTCGCATGTCGCGTCTTTCACTTGCTTAGGTATCGCAGTCGCGTCGAGATATGAGTAGTAATGACCAGAGTCAGGCTTCTCGACTCCATAACGCGGCCATTTCAATGCCTGCGTGCTACTCACTCGCGTTCCCAAATAATCAAACCGTTCCAAGTGCGCCGTTGCGAGAATCAAAGACTGCTCCTGTTTCTCAGCCGGCGCGTTGTACCAGTTGTCGTTATTGAGGCGATCATCAAAATACGTCTGCGCGTCATCCACGGAGATGTACGAGTTTGATGTTTCGCCGCTGATAGTTGAATCAAGTGCCATTGGTTAAGCAACTGCAACGAACTGCCACTTCGAGCCGTCTGATGTGAACAATTTGCCGACACCAGTAGCGTGAGACGTGATAGCCAGCGAGCCCGCCGCTGCTGTTGTAGTAGTTGAGTTGGCTGTGATTGCGGTAGTAAGAGAATAGAATCCTTGACCGCTTGAGAACACGACCCCAGGGGATGCCGTCAGCGTCAGCGATACGGCTGTGACGTTACCGCTTGCATCAACGGCGACTCCAGCCAGCGAATCAAGAGCCTGCGTTGCGGTAGCGGTTGCCTGCGTTACAGCGAGAGTGCCGGCAGTGGGAACCACATTCCATCGAGTAATGACGTTGAATGGCCCGAAGACCGTCGTGCTGCTCGCGCTAATCGCTGTGGCTCCCAAGCCCACATCGCCCGCTGCGTTGCTAAGGCGAAAAACAATACCCGTCGAGACAGCATCGGCGACGACCGTTAATGCTTCGCCCGCGGGTAGATAAAAGGTGCGGCTAATTGGCTCAGTTACGTCCATTTACTTACCCTTCTTTTCAGTCTTCTTTGCTTCCTGTGCCTGCGCTTCGTGCAATATCGCTCGCAGTTTCAAGTGATCCGGTATTGGCCCGACCGCATAGCCAGCATTCCGAAACGCTACTACATCGGCTTGCGGAACATACCTCTCAACTATCTCGCCGGATTCAGTGAACGCCGGTCCGTGCATTAGTATCGTCATAAGTTCGGTGCTCCGTTGTGTGACCAGTCTTGAAAGTACTGGAATCGAGGAATAAAGTTTTTGTCAGGCCACGACACGAGATTCTGAATGTGACCGACGCGAACATGGTTTGCTAGTCGAACTTCCCATCCTGATTCCTCTGCGTTGAGCCAGAACCAAACATCTTCATCGATCTGACCGTCTCTCCACTCACCATTGACGTTCGGAACCGCGTTAAACCAGGGCTTAGGTAGTTTCGCCAGTGAAGACACGCGCAAGATCGTTAGTCCGAAGTGTCCGCAGGTGATCTTTGATAACGGCTTGGATAAATCTAAAAGCGATGGATCACCGGCCCGAATCTTTCCCTCGTTATCACGAACACCGAACATCGACAAATTCACTTCGCGTCTCACCTGTACCGGAACAATCGCATCTACGTCGGGATTCAATTCCATCAACCCGATCAGAGTCTTTACATCTTCCGCCGTAAACACCGAGTCGTAATCGAGGGTAATTGCGTAATCCAGTTCGAGATCCACTGCTTGTTCAAAGAGCAACGTTAACGCCTGGCCCCAAAAGACCCCTGTATGTGTTGCGACTCCAATCCCTAAAGGCTGAAAGATTTGAGTGATGCAAGACCATGTATCTGTCCATCCCAATCGCGGACAGGACATCATGGCGAAGATTCTTAGGACATCTTTCTCTCTTGGAAGCGGAGTGGGTTTAGGGCGTTCCACGATCGCGGATTGCGCCCGCCACCCATCAACAAAGTTTGGAAGCATAAGTTGAGGCGAGAGACCTAGTCTCCCGCCAATTCGTTAGCCAAGTAGAACCGCGATGAAGTCAGGAACCGCAGCCTTCACGCCCCACAGTGCGCGCAGTTCAAAAGACGACTGCATGTACTGTCCATAGCGAGCGAGCTGGAAGACCAGACCAGAATGCGGATCTTGCACTGTTACCACATCCTCTGCGGAATCGTCGCCATCATCAGGTGCTCTCATTACGAGGTGCAATGCAGAGCGATGAAGAGCAATGTTACGAGTCGAGGTTGCGGTGGTGGTGATTGCGTGAGTCGCGGCTGACAATATCCCCTTCAGTCCAGGACGGTTCAGAACCATAGTTCCGCCATCAGCGACCGATGAGTCACCTGTCTTAACCACGTACTTACGAGCGGAGCCGTCTCCAGTGATTACCACAATGTCACCCGCGACAATGGTTCCGGTTCCTGCCGACGCGAGAGTAAGCGTGGTTGCGCCAACCGCATATCCCGTGTTGTCGGTAGTGCCGGCTGCCTGAGTGCCCGCCGTGACTGTGGTGATCGGATAAGAGTTGTGGACTTCAAAGCCCATCAATTCCCCAATACTGCCCTTGCGAAGCGTCTCACTTGAGCCTGCTTCATTGACCTTGAAGAGGTTCGCCTGGACACCGCGAAGGTTAGCCATAGCCGCCGCACCTACAACGAGGTGGCGATCAAGTGCTGGTGTTCCGTTGTCATCGAGAATGCGAGCAACGCCCGCCACTTCGGTGTAGTTTCCCGATGTAGCAAATGGCGTAGTCGATGCCGCACCGAAAGCAGCCGAAGCACCTTTGTACGCGGCCACCCACAACGAGTTCTCAATCTCGTTGACAAGCGTTCGCATAGCCTGTTGGAGTGTTTGGCTGATGATGTCCTGATATGGCGCAATGTCGCCATTGCTCAAGGCACGTCTCTCTTCACCGGTCCAGTTCCAAGAGACTTTCTTGAGGTTGTCCATCACGAGACTATCTGCGGCCTGGATAATGTCAGTGCCAGCAGGTGAAGTCGCGGCTGGACTTACTGATCCAGACGAGAGAGTCGGAACAACTGAATAGTTGACTGTTTGGTTGTATCCGGCACGATTGGCGGAAGCGTTTTTGTGACAGGCGGGAATAAAGCCGACCAGTTCACGTCCTACGATATTCGCGCTATCTTGAAGCGTCGGAATAATCGCTGTCAGAGTGTTAGACATTTGGGAAATCTCCTAAAGTTAAGGGTTAATGAGCCATCTCATCACTGACCTCATCAGTGGAGAAATTCCGCACAACGCCTGACGTTCTGCGATTAGTTTTCAATCTTTTAATGTGCCGCCTTCAGCAAAGAACTTGGAACTTTCAGCGGGCGTCAGAGCCTGCCATTCGGTGCGAGAAATCGTTTTCTTACCCGTGCTTTTTGTTTGGGTATTGCCCTGAGCACCACTACCGCCCGCGCCGGTTGCTGTGTAAAACTTTGGCCGCATCTCTTTGTAGAGAGTCTCAAAGAACGTTTTGGGTGTTACCCCACTAGCCGGATCGCCGTCTTCATCGAGGACAACAATCTTTCCGTCGTCGTCCAACTGAAACCGCTTCGCTGTGTCGAGCATCACCAGGTCAAGGTCTTCAGGGAATATCCCTGCCTTCACCGCAATGTCTTTGAGCGGAACTGTCAACCGGTAATGCCTGAGTTGCTGTTCGTACTCACCGAGCTTGCTTGTTAGAGGTTGCTTCTCAGCCTCGAACCGCTTGCGCTCTTTGTCAAGAAGCTTGTTGAAACGCTCTTCAGCCGCCTTGTCGTCGGTGCTGGTGTCCTTGCCCTTGTTGGCTCGGAGGGTCAGCAGTTCTTCAATCTCGTCGTCGTCGACTTCAGCGAGCTTCTCGTAGCGTTTAAGAGCCGACTTCGACTCGTTCAGTTTTCCGAGAATCTCTTGATTCTTTTTCTTGAGTCCTGATGCTCTGAACTCTGAATACTTGTCAGGGTCAAGTTGAAACTTTCCATCTTTCTCGGTGTAGACCGCCTTTAGCGAGTCGTCTAATCCCTCAAGGGATTCAACTACTATCTCTGGCATTCAATTCTCCTCTGCTTGGCTTTGGAGCCTCCCGACTTTGCCGGGGAAATAAAAATCCCGTCCAGATCACTCCAGACGGGAAATAGTCAACCACATTTTTAGAAGATAAGTTTTAGCTCACTGCAACTCTACCGATCCGCCATATCGATCCTGACCACCAACTATTCCCGTGAACAGGTCAGACGTGGCGAACTGTGCGCCTTCCACGTCAAATTCAAACTCACAACGGCAGTTGTTCATGCACTGCAAAGACCCAATCTCATCCAACTGATCGAGCGGCACAAAACCTTCGCCCGCTGCCGCTACGCACTCATCACAGCTTCTTTCGTCTTCAGCACAGACCCGACGACCTAGCCTCACGCCTTCGTCAAACTCTCGCGCCATGACGTTGTTTTCAAGCGTCGACCATGCCGCATCTGGATACATCTCGGAGCGGTTAATAATCTGTCCACCTATTAAGTCAGCGGCTTGACTACCGATCGACACCGGCACGTCACGCCCGACTACCTCAATCACTGCTCGTTTAGCGACTGCTTCTGCTTCGCCTGGAGCAACAGTCAGCAATGCTCTTGAGAGGCTTTGACGTAGTGCGGCCTGTGCGTCTGGATACTCACTAGCGATCTTGTTGGCTATCGCCTGCACGGCTCGTAATGAGGTACGTGTCTCACGCTCGAAGTTGGCGAGATATTCCAGTTCACTCGATACCTTCTGATTGATACGCGCCCAGCGTTCAGCGTTCATCTGTGGTTCACCGCCATAGGCCACAACACCAGAGATCGCATGCCAGGCTGAAACCTTATCGCGCATGAAAGCAAAGAACTCTTCTGCTCGCACTAAGGCTCTAAACTCTTCAGCGGTAATGATCGAAGAGTCGATAACCTTGAGGGCTTCAACCTTGACTAGCTTTCGCTCAGTCTCAATGTAGTCATCGATGACCTTACGGATTGCCGCAGGAGAGACGGGGCGACCCCGTTCGTCTTCATACCGGCGTTGAATTGGATCCCAAATCATGCTGCGGGTTTCTGTTGAGCATTAAACAGGTTCGAGACTGACGCAGGCGCACTCTTCAAAGCCTTCTGAGCGAGTGTGGGAATAGCCGAAGCCTGAGCGGTCTGCTTGGCTTCCTTAACCTTTGCCACCTCATCATCGACGGATACGTCCTCAGACAGTAAGCCAGTCTCACGAAGCATTCCAAGCACAACCGTCAGCCAGCTCTCAAGTGAGAAGTCGTTCGACCGTACCGCTGAGAGTAATACCGTCAAGTGTTGCGGTGTCAGTGCTAGATTTTCTTCCTTCACTCCTAACTTGATTGAGCCGCCCGCTTCCGTCCCTAATCCTAGATATTCAGCATGGTATGAAAGCGCGAGTTCGATACAGTCCTTCTCGGACTGTGCCATCGTCGCCAACTCACTATGCTTTTCTTCTTTGTCCTGCTTCTTTTCAGTAGCGGTGATATTCGTGTCTGCCCGTTGAGTGAGCGTCGATAGGCCCATCATGCCCATGCGCTGCTCGATGTCTAACAAGTGAGAGCGACCAACTGACATCGCACCATCACCACGGACTTCGAGCCACTTCCAGTCGCCGCCTTCAGGTGCGTCGAGGGTGCTCTTTACTCCTACCTCAACCTCTGCCGGATCTTGATTGATGTTCGAGCCAATGCGTACCAGCATCGGGACACGTGTAACGTGCAGAATGTTTTCCTGATCCGATGAGTTCTGCCAGTGTGAGATGTTCAAATAAGCGAGATCGAGTAATGCTGGAGCCTTGCCGATTTCACCAGATACAGCGACAGGGATACGGGTTAGCGTAGTCGTTCCGCCGTCCTCCCATATCATCTTGTCTTCGTCTTGGATAGCCTTCTCGTTTAAGCGGTAGAGATCCCAACTAACCACTCCGTTCTCTTTACGGAAGGTGCGGTACTTACAGACTTCTTTCTCACCATACGACCCATCGGGCTCAGTCGACTTCTCTTCAAACGTTATTAGCGTGAACTCTTGCTTGCCGTTGATTCTCGCCCTGCGCCAGTTGACTGCTTGATCCCCTTTGTAGCTTACCCAATACGGTCGACGACCACTCGCCTTCTCATCGGCATACGTCGCGCCATCCGGCAGTGCCGTATCCATGTCCACCAGGATGAACGACCATCCCTCAAACTGATCGGTGAAGTGTCGCTTGGTAAATACGTCGAGATTATTACCTGCCAGATCAACATCTTCCATCTGATCCTGAATAGGTTGCGGGACATCATCCTCCAGCACGATCGGGTCATTGAACACCATGCCAACAAGTGATTGGACGGTTCTCAGGTAAGCGTTGAAGAAGACAGTTCGATTCAGGCGACAGCGATACTCAATCTCAGGCTCTCTCTTTTCCTTCGGTAGATAGGCAGTGCCGGCGTCACGCATTAAGGGCGTTCCGCCTGAGACATCACGGACGACCTTGATAGCCATTGCGGTTGAGCAATGCACCGAGTTCTTGAAGTTTGGGAGATTAGGATCAGCCATGATGTTAGAAAGGTAGTCCGGTCCGTTGCGCGAATTGACCAGGCGGTACAGCAATCATCTGCACACCACCTGAAACCGTATCAACTTGGTCGTCATGTGTTCCTTGAGGGAACGCACAAACTTCATCGAGAAAACTGTTCACCCATTCGCCTCGTATCAGCTTGATCTTTCCTGCTTCGCCTCGAGCTGCCCACGGTAATGCTCGCGTCATCTTGTCCTTGTCGACATCAATGCCCTGAATCGAGACTCGCGCTAACGTCTGATCCCTCAATAGTTCTTGAACGGCAGCGATTCCATGTAACGCCTTCTCAACTCCGTGTCTCGTTCCGTTTCCTGTGAGCATCGTTGAAACCATTACCTTCTTCGCGTCAGGCCATTCCCATCGACCTCGAACCATATCGCGAATGAATAAGTCACCCTCTGGCCCTAATGCGACTTCTGCGCTTGCTGTGTAATCCGCTGTCGTCTTGGTTGACGCTGCGAGATCCCAATAGCGAACCCATTTCAATCCTTCTGGTGCAGTATCAACAACCGTAAACCAGTGCCGCTTAAATAAGACACCTTCCTCTGGTTGTGGTCTGCCTTGATAAAGAGCGGTAAAACTGCGAACACCTAGCACCGTCTTGATGCCTTCTAAGTCGGACACGCTGTAGCGGTCAGGACATAACGCCTCACCAACTTCTCGACCTAGTGGGTCGTTCTCTCCAGCCAGTGCGGGAAGGTTTAATACCTCCCACTTCTCGCCACCGTTCTGAGACTCAGAAATCAGTCGACCCGCTAGATCGTCTTCATGCCAGCGAGTCATCGTTAAGATGATTGCGCCTCCAGGCTCAAGTCTCGTGTAAAGATCATCCCTATACCAGTCCCACACCCTATCTCGATACGCCAACGACTCCGCTTCCTCGCGGGACTTAACCGGATCATCTATGAGAATCAGGTTGCCGCCTTGTCCGGTGATACCACCGCCAACACCAACGGCTCTTAATCCTCCACCTGCTGCTGTCTCCCATTCTTCAACGGCAGCACGATCAGAACTCAGCGGGATTCTTTCAACTGCAATCCGTCGTGACTTGCGCGAGAACTTATTAGCGAGCGTCTGGTTGTACGCCCCAACGATAATCCTCATTGAAGGATCGCGCTCGAGCCTCCATACCGGATAGCGAACTGTGTTTTGCTCCGACTTTCCGTGTCGAGGCGGTTCAAAGATCATCAGGCGTTTCGTCTCGCCTTTTGTTACTCGGTCAATAGCCTCACGAGTCTTAACTAAGTGCGGCCACACCCAATTCCACTGCGGCGTGACAGTTGATAGCCAACTACTAAAAGCGGATACCTTTGACGCCTTAACGTTAGTGGACTGACTCGCCTTCAGTCTCTCCAATAACGCTTGTTTGGCTTCCACTGGTAATGAACGCCAATTCCCGCTCAATATCGGCGTCAAGTTTGTTGACATCTATCGTTACTCGTTCGCGGTACTTGTCCGGTCGTCGCCCTTTCAACAAAAAGATAAGGAGCGTGTCCGAGTACTTCCGAACAGCTCCGCATTCTTCGCCCTGATAGAACACCGGCTCATCGACGCCAGCAAATGCTCGACGTCGCGCTTCCTCTTCGAGTTCATCTGTTCCTAGCTCAACCGCTTCATCCCATGCGAGAGCGAATACTGGATCAACCCTTCGCCATTCGTATGCGCGAGCGCGGGTTAATTCGATAGCCGCACAAGCTCGACTAACATTGCCGCCTGTTTCGCGAAGCACGGCAAGAAACTCAGATTCCTTTTTAGGCTGTACGCGGGATGTCCGTTTGTTCTTGTCTTGGACCTGTGACGTCACCCCATTTTTACTAACCTTTTTCACTAAACCACCTTCACGCCTGACACCGACAAACACCACACGGCTAGTCCGATAATGAATGCCCAACGACCCGCATCTTCAATCTTCGGCCTACTAGGAACGAGATAAACAATCAGCCCGATTATCCAAACAACTAAAGGTATTGAAATCATTCTCTTTACCTCACCACCCAATTAACAAATGCCGCACACAGAAGAATTACTTCAAATGTGATGACGGCGAGTAATACCAACCACTTCCAGTCTTTCTCTTCTGGCATCTTTCGTTGGGTGTCAGCGAGCGCGTTGCCTTTGCTTAATTGGACCCGCACACGCGAAACAAATCACCGACACCCGTACTATAATTACTTATTTTTCTGCCTTAGTTTCTCAACCCAAAAGTTACACGCCCCACAACTGAGCATCGTCCGTACTTTGGTCGACCACTGTATGTCCATTCGTTTCGAGTGACACTTCGGACATAGATACTTCGACGCTTTCACTTTGCGTGGGACTTTCGGGACTCTCTCGTATTCCATTCATACTGCCCAATCACTCGTGTGAGTCTCGACTAATGAAGGATCAATGATGTGCGGGTTGTCGCGTTGCTGTCTCAGGACGTGAGCGTAAACGTAGAAGTCAACACATTCGTCCATGAGCATTTCGAGGACTCCAGGCTTCTTCCAAAGGTTGCCTCCATGTTCGGCTTGCCCTTTTCTGTACTTGGCGTCAACGGCATCAAGGAAGTCGAGTTTGACTCGCTGTAGGTGTTCTTCTTGTTCTGGTGTCATATCGTCCTGAATGAATTGAATAATCTTCTTAGTAGGTATGAACGAATCAAGCTAACCGCTGTGAACCACGCCGTAATCTGAGCATTTGTTGCCAGCGATATCTGGAACCCGTAGTAAGGGAGAACGATTCGATTCACTACGAAGGCGACTACGATACCAACCACGATATTGGTTACAGCTTCGAGTAGTGAGCCTTTCTTTGTTTGCCTCATCTCCTGCGCCTCGCCGCTCTCAACCTGTTTCTCATTCTTCTGTTGTACTTGCTCATATTCGCGCCTTTTTCGCGGCTCCGCGAAAATCTCTTTCTGTTTACGCCCTAGTTAGTCGAGCCATACTTATCTTGCTCATGTAAACTTCCTGCCGTTCCCTTACATTTGAGAGTTGCGTGTGTAAAGTTACCTTGGCCGTGTTAATTAACATGATCGTGGTAACTATCTTGCTCACGATATTTCAACTCTTGTAATGATTCCTGTTTTGCCAACTTTCTTATTTAAGAAAATGCCGTTTGTCAGAAATAGGCATCTCTTTTTCTGACCAGAGATGTGAACACTGGCGCGTGTAATGTTCACCATACTTGCAATTAAGTGATGGCACTTCTACACATCTACCGACGCTTTCGCGCCAAAACTCTGGTGCTTTAGTGGCGCGAATACGTTATTTGCGCCATTAGCATGCCCGTGGTAGATGTCTTGGCCGTGGTAGTTCATGCCGCCTTCTTTCGATAAACGCTCTGTCCCGTATCCGATACTAATTGCTCAACGATCTCCGCTTCCGGTCGTGCTTCCCATTCAATCCCGTCATAAATCGCTTTCCCTGAATGAATCTGAATCAAATAGACGTTGAAGAATCCGTTGCCTTCCTGATACTCCGCGACCGCGACCCCTTGCTGCCAGTTCTGTCTTTGTTTGTGAGCTGGCACGATGCCAGGATCAATCCTTGCTAATGTGCCGGGCGAGAACGCCATGTAAACCTTTGGTCCTTCCTTCGTCCAAACCGTCTTGCAAGCTAATTCCTCACGGTGAATGTGTCCTTGTCCTTCCGAGTGTCGTAAATCCTCGAGCATTGCTCTCACAGTCGCTCCAGATTTGTTTCGCGCAATCTCCCCGTGTTGAAGTGCTAGGTTGTCGTTCAACCACACTCGACCACTTGGATACGGCCCGTGATACGTGACCCCGAGACTCTTCAAACCTAAGAATCTTTCAATACTCAGCGATGGTGGCCCGTCCATGTCGTCAACCGGTTTCAGGCCGTAGGAATAAGGTAGGTATTTAGTGATTGCCTTTTCCATCCTGAATTCATGGTTTCCTTCGATAGCGTCGATCTTTAGTTCGGCATTCAAAGAACGGACCCTTGAGTACCACCACGCCATCTCGATTCCGGCAAACTGCGTTGAGACGTGGAACTCAGGTGACCTGATGAACTTGTCGCTCCAGTCGCAGAGATCCAAGTTGTCTCCGAGAAACACGACGCGATCAGGATTGACGTGTCGGGTTATCAAATACGCGACTTCTAACGCCCTGCGATCGTGGAATGGATCTAGTTCACCCGTTATCAAATCCCGTCTAAACCCTGTTTGGATATCCGGCCAGATAACTGCTCGGAATAGCTTCGCCGGCTTCGGCTTTGGTAACACTCTCGCCTTGACCGTTATTTCAATCGGCCTTAATTCGGGTATCTCGGTGACGACCGCTATTTTACGAATCAACCAGGCTTTGATTTGAAAGAGCGGAGTAACAACGATCTCACCGTCTGCGTCCTTCGCGCCCATGTCCCATTTGTTGCAGACGAATCTTTCAACTACCCAAACATTCAGATCGACTTGGCAAATAGCTAATAAAGCTTCAACCGTTTGCGGGTTACGATTCCACGATTCCGCTGTGGCTGACTGTCCGTCTTCGCCGTACTCGACTCGCTCTTTTGCGGCTATCTGAGACTCGCGTTTATCTTCAGCCGCTTTCTGATCGGCTTCATCGAGAAACGATTCGAGGTCTTCAGCGTCACTCATTTAACGCACTTCTCGAAGTGAGTCTGAAATATCCCGCGACCCGGCAGATCCTCTTCCTTGTATCCCTTACGCTCAACCAACCAGTTGACTGCTCGCCGCGTCCCAAACTTGTTGCCTCTTTTCTTCCGTACTGCGTTCAGCGTCGGTGACTCAGGTAACTGACAGATTCGACATTCATGGCGATCAAGAAAGTCCTCCAGGTCGGCTAAGTCCGTGTCAGATGGTTTCTTCATTTTCTTCTCAGTGCAACCAGAGCGTCCGCAGTCGAGTCGATAGCGAACTCAAAAGCCTTATCATCTTCCTTGTCCACGGAATAGAACCTGATATGTAGTAGCTCATGGCAGAGAACCTGTTCCGCGTCGTAAGAGTTGAAGTGATCCTTTGGTCTGAAGTCTTCTTCTGATAAGACCATGATCTCCGCGTTCTGTGACTCTGCGTGATGGTTTGAGTATCCCTGTAACTTCGGTTCGGGCATCTCCGACTCGCGCACGAATGAGACTTTGATCTGCCAGTCCTGAAGCCTCAACATCTTCTGGTAGATCGCGCACAGAGATTCGAGTTCGGTTATTCCCATTCCCATAAGCAATGCTCGGGATTAACAATCAAATACAGAGCCTCGAAGCCGTGCGTCTCTTGCTCTAGTTCGGTCATCTTCAGGACTACTTTCTCTTTGGTCCAGCCGGCTAACCTTCCATAGACGCCCTGACAAAGTTCATCGCCACAACTCTTGTAAAGCACACGACGCCCTATGTCGGACTTTGGTTCTCTGTAGTTTCCTAACCTTAATTTCTTAACATCAATCAAGACTTCAGAGACGCGAGCTTTCTCTGCAAGATGTCTACTTGCGCTTCCAGAACGCCTATTTGCCCCTTGAGTTCGGCAATGGTTACGTCCCGTGCTTTGATTTCTAATTGGAGAGTAAGGTTCAGGGTGGTGATTTCGTGGAACTGTCTTTCCTGCTCACTGAAGCGTATTTGCAGTCGCTTGAAAGAATCGGAGAGTACGAGTATTTCTTCGCCGCGCTGCTTGTAGAGCTTCTCCCAGCCGTCTGCGGTTTCTCTTAGTTGCGTCTGGTTCTGTTTGGCGAGTTCAAAGTTCTGCTTGCGGTATAACAACGCTCCCAGCGCAAACAGTACAAGAGCAGGTATTGTCGCCTTGAGAATTGGTCCCACGTATAACCAAAGATTTTCCATTGTTACCCCAAACACAATGCCGCTTCGCTGGGAGTGAGGAAACGGAATTGCGATTGCATCTGCCATGACGAATTACTTCTTCTTACTCTGCGTCAACGCACTCGACGCGATGCCGTTAATTACTTTCAACTGTCCCACTTCAGCGTCACGATAGATGTAGGGCGAGTTACTTTGCACTCGCCTTATGTCCTCTAACGCTTGAGTGAGCGTCTTGATCTTCTGAGCGTCTGTCACGCCTGCGACCCCATGTCTTCTTCGGTGATCTGTTTCGTCTCCGCGACCTTTGCCCGAGCCGCGGCGATGATTTCCTCATCCGTGCGCGTGTCGCCCTTCCTGAGTTCACCAATCAACGCAATCACTAAAGGCGAAAGAGTGTTGATGGCCGTTAAGCCGGATAGAATTTTGTCTTCTGCTGGCATTATTTCACCTTCATTGTTTGCGCAATCAGAATTGCTGAGTTAATCGCCGTGACCGCCGACTGGATGAGGATATCGATCCGGTCGTTGCCAACCCTTGTGTGTACGAGTTGCTGCGCCGCTTTCGTTAGTAAGTCGATTACCGCTTGCCCGCTCATGCCAGGCTGTAATTGTGCGGCGACTTCCACGGCTTCAGATAGATACTCGTTTGCTTCGTGGACGCCCGTCGCCACCTTTTGACGGGTAGCGATAGCACCGGGTGAACCGACAGCACCGTATACGGCAGAGCGGTACAGTTCACGATTCGATTTGGCTGCGGTATTGAGAATTGATGCGGCTTGATCGACTTTGACTTTGACCTTGTGAACATCATTCGATGAACACGCGAAGCCGTAACCGCTATAGGCTATCGCTGCGATCAGTAACAAGACTGCAATTTGCTTTCGTTGAATTCCTAGATACAAGTAGACCACCCGCCTTTCCGCCTTAGAAGGCTCTGCGCTGATTCAACCACTCTGCAAAGGAGTGGCCTTTTGCAAAGTTTCGTTCCTCTAACTTTCGTTCTGTTTCGTAAAGTCTGAGCAGTAGTTCCTGCTCTAGTGCTGAATGTGAGTCGCAGCACTGGCATCGGGGAGTGAAAACAATGCTACCTACTGTCGGGGTTTCAAATCCGGTCTTAGGTTGTAATCGCTTGCCGGTCATTTCGGATCACCCGTTACATCCTTTGTCACCGTGATTGTTGTTTCAGTGTGCTTCGCGGGCAAAGGTGACTGTTTCAAATATGACGCGATCGCCACGAGCGCAGACGCTCCACAAGCGGTTGAAATGTTCTTCCAGCCAGCTTTTGAGTAGATGTCGAACGTGTTGGGATTGACGACGATCAACAAGACGCCGGAGGCCGCCGCGCCTATTGCGCCGCTTGCTAGTCCATACAGCCAGTTCTTGAAGTCGTCCATGCAAGCATTCTTGCTTAATTGCTGGATTTATTTATTGAGGCTTTGGGTTTTGCGGAGTAGAATGAAGACCACTGCCGGTTCAAATCCAGCCGGACGGTAAGGCGTCCGACGCATCTGCGGTGGAAGCAGAGAATCGAGGTCATTCCTCGACCTTACAAATAGGGCTGGGCTATACCGCTCGGCCCTTTTCTTCTTCATTCAAACGCACGAAACCCGCTGGGCTTGAGACCAACGGGTTCCACACTCTCAAATCTAAATGTTTTGTTTTTGAACCGACCGCTAACGAACTCTCCTGCCTCAATCAATTTGGTATTGCGCTCCTAAGAGCAAAAGCTAATCTACTCCCGTGCTCGTTCTTATTTCTGTCCTAAAGGCGTATCGACCATCGAATAACCTATCGGCCATTGATACACGGCTTGCTCGTCGCAAGGGCTGACCGACAACGTAGTGATCTCAATGGTGATCTTTCCCTCTGCGCCCGTCTCTTTGTGGTAGAACTCCACTATCCCATAGTCAGGTGACTGCCAACTCTCGCCACCGTTATCGAGTCGTCTACCGTACACCGTCACGCCCGCGATTTCCTTCGTCCCGATGTAACTGGCAAGGCTTGTGTAGTGCGCTGGCGTCAAATGCTGAACAGGTAAGCCCGCTTCCCGCATCTTCTGAATCTCTTTCCCTGCGTGCATGACGAAAAACGTTCCTATGCCTGGACGGATGATGAACTCCATCACATCGCTTCGACCTGTCAATAAACTGTGCCGCTCTTGCACGCGCCGAATTGCGCCGTCTGCCCCGACGTAGGTGTTCCAATCTTCAGTCTCCAGCACTTGACCTTGCGCGTTCGTCTTAACCGAGTGCTGTTTGACCAAGTGGGGAACGAAACCGCCAAGCGTGGTAGGTGGCAGTCGGTAATGAAGGCGAGTGACGGCGTAACCGAGTCCCGTTACCGCCACCGTCAATACTAAGACCTTGAGTGTCATTTTTAGTCGTTTCATTTTCAATCCTTTCGTCAGCCAGTACAGCCAATGCAGCAAGCAGGGCATTTGGCAAATCCACCCGCGCAACCATAATGATTCGTGCCCGCACATGGATAGTGACATTGCCAGTGGGTACAAGCACTGTCGGTACAATGGTTCGTACAGCCCTCAAAGCAACCTATAAAGTCCATGTCGCACTGTCCATAACAGAAGAACTGGTTACACGCGGCTTTTCCTGACCGTGATCCGAAGTAGGCTCCCAGCGAGAATCCGAGTGCCAGGATGATGATTAGGATAATCCTTCTATGTGTTTTCATCTAGTGTTTTCCTTTCGTTATGCGTCTTCGTCGTCTTCATCACGTTGATGTTTGCCCCATGACTCAGGACGTGGTGGAAACCATCGGGTTAGCAGCGATGGCAACTTGCCGCGGCGATTGTCCTGCTTGCCTTCGCCCGCGTCGGTCCGACTTAGCATCTTCCGACTTGGTTCAAGCATGTACTCGACTCGTTCGTCCAGTTCAGGATCGCTCATAAAGTAGCCGCGTGTCTGAAGCCATGTGTACAGATCATCCTCGGCAATCGTTCCGCCTTCGTCTACCGCCTGAAGTATTACCTCGCAGTCGTCCGCAATCGTCCGGTTCTTTTGCCAGAAGGCTTGGGCCGCGTGGTTCTGCAACATCGCCCGTAGAAATCTGGCCGTCAGTGGAACGCTTTCCTCAAACCGCTTCAGTGTGTCGACATAGAGTTGCAGAAACTCTTGAACCTCGGCAGTGTGAATAACTTCGAGTTCGGTTTTCTCTTTTCCTTCGCTTCGTTTGATCCGAGAGATTTCACGTCGCGCATGTTTCACGGTGAAGTGATCGTGATCGTCTTCGGCCTTCTGCAAAACTGCCTCTTGCTGTGCTGGTTTAAGGCCTGCTACTTCCGCTTGAATCGAGTAGTCAACCAGATCCGTGTCCCGACGTCGGGACAGGTCGAGATTTTGCGCGACAAACACATAGTTCCTTAGCGTCTTCTCGGCCTTGCCTGTTGCTTCGATTGCTTGCGTGTACTTTTCGCCGTACTGGTGCTCGCCATAGCGAATCCAATCACCGATCCAAAACTGAATTCCTTTACCCGCTTTTCGCAATGCACCGCCTAAATCCTGCCAACGCTCGAACTCCATCCCTTCAGGAATAAGAAGTCCGGTGGTGCTGAATGTGCATTCTGGAAAGTTTAGTAGCTCAACATCTGTTTCAGGGGCTTCCAGTAAAGCTGTCGTCATTTGTCGTTTTCTCCCACGTAGTTATCCGGCCACCAATTAAACATCGGGTAGATTTCGATATGTGTGAGGATTTCGTTGGGCAACAAGTGGGAGCGAGGACGAATCAAGCCATCCTCATCAACATAGACTTCCTCAGTTGACAGCAACGCAATACAGTTCGCCTGTGCAACTGGAAGATCGTAGCCTTCCAAGAACGCCCTTCGCTCTTGAATGGTGTTGTCGGTCTTGCCGCTGGCCCAATGCACAAGAGCATGGCAGTTCGGGCAGAGTCGCACGATATTCTCAATCCACGACTCTCCATCCTTCGCTACCGGCTTTATGTGGTGACGGGTAAGCACGGGAGGGAAGTACTTCTCACACGCGAAGCATCGCCCCCGTCCATACCTCTGATTTAGCCGTCTGGTTGTTGCCTCAGAGCGTGTGCGGCCTCGAACTAGACCACGATGATACTTACGATGCCAGTCTGTTACGGACAAGATAGGTCTCCCACTACCTATATTTCGACTCTTGAGAATTGGTGAGTAAGTCGATTGATTTGTTGCCAGCATTTTACTTGATTTGGCCCATGCTACCTACAACTATTTCGTCGCTCCGATTGCTTCTTCAACCCATTTCAAAGCCTGTCCACTGGTTACATGGTTCGGAGCGATTCTGATAACCGTGTAGCCCAGCAATGCCGCTGAGTTGTACTTCTCCATGTCTCGCAGGATGCCGCTGACGCTCGAGTGGCCTTGCTTACCTTTAGCGAACAAACCGCCCTCGAACTCGATCAGCACCTTTGTATTCTTGACTCGATAGTCAGACCGCCACTTGCGTGGAGATGCGAAGATGAATTCAGTCTCAACCTGGATGCCGCTTAACTTCATCTGCACTTCAAAGTCCGACTTGTAATCCTTCTTGACAGTCTTGCTTTGCGCTTCCGGCGCACCTATCAAGGCTCGGTACTGACTGAGAGACGTTGATTGACTCAACTCTTCTGCTCCTGTTCAAACTCGATCAGTTCTGCGACTGCGTTCATCAAGGTTCGTTCAGCGTGTCCCGCTCCGGGATGTTTGTAATAACCCTTCGCCGCGTTGATTACCGCGTCCCACAGTTGAGCCTTCTCCGCAAACACTTTCATGTTGGCTTCAAACGTTTCTTGCGCCGACTTGTAATCAGGGGAGTATTCGACCTTGCCAACTGTCATCGCTTCCGCTCCTGTTCGGCCTTGTCCGCATCAAGTATGTCTTGCGCTACATGTCCCGCAATCATGTGCGTTCGTACTATCTGCTCAACGGCTTGCTCAAGTTCTCCGTTCTTATAGAAACGGCTCGCGCAATTGCCTGTGATGTGGGTGGTTCCGAATAAGTAGCGTGTCTCGCAAGCCCTACGAAGATCATCTATCTCAGTAACCGTGTACGCCCGCTCGCTCAACGCTTCCGCTCCCTCACCACCGCCACCAAAGAAACAAAAATAATCATGGTCAGCGTTGCGCCGGATAATCTAAGGATTGATTTCATGTATCCTTCCCTTCAAGTTAGTTTCCTTTTCCACCTGGGGTCGAGTCTATCTAATTGATTCGGCCCCGCTCCCTTTTCAGCCGATCACTTCCGGCCAATCCATCCGCTCTCTTAATTCGTTCGCAATGCGCTTGTAGGTATCAGCTCGTCGCCGTTCATCTTCCACCTTGTCGCGCTCGTATTTGAGGAAGTGATCGCAAATCTTGTGAATGAGTAGCCACGCGACCGTGAAGCCTGCCAGCAAGCCAACGATTAACCCGAAGATGAATGTTCCCGCGTCGTTCATAGCAATGCTCAGGTCACACGCATGACCTCACACACAACCCCTGCGGAGTTGAAACTGTCACATACGTTTTGTCGGAATTCGCCGCTGAATTGCGGCTGACTGAAACAGGCAAAAACGGCTTAGAAGTATTTGTTAAACATGATGTTCTGCCGTTTCCCTCAGTAAAATGGTGCATTTCTCAATACCTTTGTTCAAAGGACACTCAAGCCACCCACAAAAAGGCTATTTTGTCCCGCGCAAAAGACGCTCCCGTTTCTCTGCCGCGTCCTCTTTCATTTCCTTCAAAACGTGCGTGTAAGTGTCGAGTGTGAACGCGACGTTTGCGTGTCCCATTTCATCCGACAGCGTTTTGTAGTCAACCTCTGCCTGGAGACAGATAGTGGCGAACGTGTGTCTCAGGTCGTAGAGCCTCAGTCCCTTTGGTAGTCCCGCCTTGACTACTATCTTCCGAAACTCGTTGGAGTGATCACCTTGATTAACTGGAGTGCCGATGCTTGACGCGAACACTAGATCCAGATCGTGCCATGCGGTCCCTGCGGCCATACGATCTTGGAGCTGCGCGACTCGATACGCTTTCAACTCTTGCGCGAGTCGTGAACTGAACATGATTTGCCGGAATCCCTTGATTGTTTTCGGCTCATCGAAGTGCCAACCGCCACCCTCGTGTCGAATCACAACCTTGCGAACGTGGCAGACTCCATAACGCCCATCCAATTCCAACGCTCCCCAAGTCAACCCAAACATCTCTTCCGGTCGTAGTCCGGTTTCCATCACGAAGCGATAAGACAATCCCCAGCGAGTGCCTTCACACGCTTTCTCTAGGTCTTTCCGCTGTACCGCATTCAACGCCTGTGCGCGACTCTTGCCCTTGCGTGGTGCGTCGGTAGCCTTTAGTGGATTGAGATAGATTGAGCGTAACTTGACAGCTCGGTTGAGTGCTGTGTTGAGTACAGCCCTTGCTTGTCGTGCCGTCGAGTTGTCGACAAGGGACAGAAGTTCAGTCTGCCACCGGTCGAGATGGATCGGTTTAAGTTGCTGAAGTATCAATTCACCCAAATAAGGAATGATGTAACACCGGACTGCCTGTCGATAACCCTTGACCGTGTTGTGTCGCAATCGCTTCTCGCAGAATTCCAGCCACGCATTCAGGTAGTCAGCGATCGACTCGCGGGAGAGTTCAATCTGTTGCCCTAAATCCTTCTCGCGTATCTTTGCTGTGCGCCACTTCACCGCGTCACCGTAGTGACTGAATGTCTTTGATGGGTCGATTCGTCGCCCGCGTCCGTCGTAGCCGGCGAAGTAGCGAGCCTGGTAGCGTCCACTTTTTAGCTTTTTGATTCCGGTCATAGTGCGCGCACTTTACTTTGTGGCACTTCTTTCAGGCAAGATTTTCTCGCGCCACCCTCACGGACGAAGCGTTCAATCTCTTCCACTTGGAAGCGGAATCGAGTCTGTGAAATGTAGATCGGACGCAACGCGCCTTCTCGCGCAAGTCGATAGACTGACTGCTTATCCAGCCCGCCTAACAACTCGCCCGCCTGGTCTGCGGTAAGCAACGGACGCGGCAGACGTGGAGCGGATTGGATATGTTCGGCAACCGCATCGCGCACGATCTTTTGAATAACTTCCTCTAGCTCGCTCATAAACTCCACCACCTGCAATCTTCAGCCTGTGTCTCAACTCTTCTCACTCGATGCTCTTTCAATAAATCTGCTAAACGTCTCGCTAACTGATACCGGTCCAGCGTCCCTAACTGACTCAACTCTTTCGAGGTCTTACCTGGATACTGCTCGACTAAATTCAACGCGATGAGCCTCTGCCCTTTGAGTGCGCCACTTCTCTCAATCTCCCTCGCTGCCCGCTTACTCGACGCTGGATCCGTTTGCCGACTTGCTGCTTCCAGTTCTTGACGGCGTACCGGTAGCGGAGGGCCAGAGAAGATGTCTACCATTGAAAGCTGAGTACTCATTGAAGTAAGTCGGTAGCGGCCCTCCCTTGAGAGCCGCGTCCCGAGTTGACTAGCCTTCTGGTGTTGGTTCTGGTGCGGGTGGATTCAGTACTGCGTTGATCTGATCCGCCATTGATTGAGCCGACGCTTTTACTCCATCGATCTCATCCTGGATTGCCGGGTTGTCTGTTGGTAGCGCTTCGAGGCGAGAGATAATCTCCGTGACGCCACTGGCTACGACACCCAATAGACTTAGTGCGTCCTGTAACTGTGCTTCCTGTGTTGCCATGTGCTTGTTAATTCTCCTTCTCAGGTTGAAGACCCCTACTCCCACTAGCAAAGTAAGAATCAAGTTTATTGTTGGAATGAGATCGATCATGTAGTCGTTCTCCGTTTCGTTACTCTCTTCGGCTTGTCGGGGTAGTCTTTCAAACTGATCGCCCACGCTCTAAGAATCGCCCGCTCAATCGGGAGCATGTCTGCAACATCTGGATCACCGGGAAACTCCGGTGCGGGTGGTAGTTCCGGTGTCGGCCAATGTTCGTTTTCTTCGTTGATACTCACGGCTTCGTTTACTCGCGCACTTGAAACAGTATTCGCTAACTCCGTTCGGTCTACTCGCGTCACTCGGAAAGCGGTTAACGTCTGTGATGTCGCACATGCGGCACTTGTGAAACGCCCTGCGCGGTCGTCCTAGTGGATAGCCGTATCTAGTTAGTCGTTGCGCTCTCATTCGCTTTGGTTCCTGCAAGAGTCCTCAAGGTTCCTTCTCAACTCTCTGAACGTGCTCGGTCTTACTTTCACCGAGTCCTGGTTGTCTGCGTGGACCGCTTTACACTTCGGAACTGAGCGGACGTAGCGACCAAGCCTCAACGTGGTACTCAGCTCGCGCACGACTGTGATAGGGCGCTGACAGACTCGGCAGATAGGTTCGCTCATGCTGCCGTCCTAATGCTTTTATGCTCTTTCGTCCTGGTCAGATCTCCCGCTTGCTCAAGACGTTCAATCGCGTCACGAACACAGGTGACTGATACCCCGTAGCGACTAGCGAGCATTTGCAGCGTGGGTGACTCGCCGTTGCTTGCGATGAACCCGCGAATGAATTTCAGCAGCGATGCTGAGTCGAGTTTTTCTCTGTGTCTGGTGAATCTCATTTGGTTTTAAGATCGATTGTTCGCCCGCAATGCACCGGTAAGGACTTCATCAAGAGTTTGACCACCTGATCGTGCGTGTACTCGCGTTCCTTCTTGCACACGTAGCAGATGCCCGTCCCGCCGTTGGGGAATCCGAGTCTCGCCACCTTGACGTAGGCTTCCACGCTCACCGCTAACGGAGCCATAGGTTCGTTTGCGCTCATCCGTCGCTCTGCGCTCATATTCCTGCACCATTCCTTTCACGTTTAAGGGGTTGAACTTGATCCACTTACCTTCCTTCTCGTAACCCCAATTCGTTAGAACGTTTTTCCACAGGTCGAAATCTTTTACCGTTTTCACGATGTCCATTCTGAATCCCAACTTCGGGCAGAACTTGAACACGTCCCGGTACAGTTTGACCGCTTCATGGTCTAAATATTCTTCAGGTTCTTCGTTTCCTAAGAATCCAAGTTGCTTCATCAGACCGAAACCCCTCGCTCGTTTCGCTGTTGCACGTAGGAATCACGCCGCGCTCGGTACTCCGCTCTCAGCCAGGGATGCACGTCTGCGTGACATTCAAAGCAAAGCGTGACCATGTTTCGCTTCGAGTTGATCCCGCCGTTCCTAAGCCAGATCAGGTGATGACGCGCGGGTGTGTTTGTGATTTGTCGACACGCAAAGCAATGTTTGTGACTCGACAGCTTATGGCGGTCGGCTTTAATCGCATTGAAGGCTTCGCGCCTTTCAGCCGGACTCTTGCCGTGATACCTCAGAACAACTCGGCCCAACCTCTTCATGGCCTCCAGTGTTGCTGATTTGCTCTTCGGTGAAACGAAGGTCTTCTTTCCGTCCAGTCCGAACTCTTTCCAGAAGTCCGCAATAAACGCTTTATGAACATCAAGCGGACGCTCGGTGAAGACCACGTTTCCATTAGTTTCTTGAGTCATAGATACACTCCAACCTTTACCCCGTGATCTTAGCTTTACGGTGCTCAGGCATTTGTATTAACCAAGTCGAGTGTTGCGCTGTTTCAGGTTCGAGACCGAGGCTTAGTCTTCAGCTTTCGCTGGATCACGTCTGCCGGGTCGTACAGGTTGGCCGTCGTTGCCCGGATTCGCCTTCAGTCCGCTACGTCCCTCGTAGCATTTCAAACCACTCACCGCCGATGATGCGCGTTCCTGTGATTTTCTAGGTGCTCACAGGCTGTCAAGAACCTTGTGCCAGATGAAGAAAGCGAGTAAACTGCGCTTACCACAACACCTGACCGCCTTTCGCTTGGTTGGCGGTTCTTCTTGAGAGCGATTCTTACCGGAGTCGCTCTCTTGCTGTCTAAAAACAAAAAAGCGATTTAGATAAGTCGCGCTCGCGTTTTGGCCCCTCCGACTGTCTCCCAAACCAAAGACAACAGAAGTTGCGAATACGCGACTTATCTAAATCGCTCGGTTTGGCATATGCGCTAGGGCCAACTAGCGTTCTCAAAGAACCACTAACCTCTAACATGATTTGAAAACTTAAGTTTTTGATCATCACGCCGCTGTTCCTTGTGGCTTGACGACCTCAGTTAGTGAAGGCTGATCGACTTTCTTCATCGCCTTCTTTCGTGGTGTTGCGGTCTTACTTCGTAGATAGTCAGCCAGGGTCAAGATTTCTTCTGAACTGAGTTGATCGACAGCGAGTAACGCTGCTGCCAGTGGTGTCGGTTTTCTTTTAGCCATGATTTACCTTTCAAGTTTTGACGAACGGGAGCGTTGAAGTTTCGAGCTTGGCTGCTCCCGTCCGCTCTGGCCCACTTTCCCCAAAGGAACCAAGAGATTTAGCGGGCAAGTCAGGAGACTCGCGATCTCACTTACCCGCTGTGTTGAATAGACTGAGCTTCTGTCCTCTCGTTCCTCTACACAGAGTGCAGTTGCCTCGTCTACTCAATTTCAAATAACTAGAGAGCGGTTCTGGGTGTCTCACGCCTTTGGACGCTCTCTGTTTCTGGCTAACAACACTCAGATCCCCATCCTCGTGGCTAGCCAAAACTAAAACGGAACATCTTCGTCCGGTACTTGCTGCCCGCCAGTGCCAGGACTTTCCTTTTGATCCTTGCTACCGATGAACTGCATATCGGTTGCTGTGACTTCTAACGAGTGACGATCCTTGCCGTCTTTGTCGGTAAACGTCTCGACTCGTAGCCGGCCTTCGATGTAGACAGTTTTCCCCTTAACGAGATACTGACTTGCTGTCTCTGCTTGACGATGCCAGAGCGTCACCTTGAACCAGGTGGTCTGTTCCTGCATCTCGCCGCTCTTGTCCTTACGGCGTTCGCTGGTAGCCATTGAAAAGGAACAGACCGGAGTGCCTTGCGGCGTATATCTCAACTCAGGATCGCGTCCAAGATTCCCTACGATGATGATCTTGTTGAAACTCATATCAACCTCTCTCCACCGACATGTACGGAGTCTTTGCGACCGTCTTAACGACCTCACTGATAACCTGTCGCGCCGTCTCCGTCCGTTCATTCGCTGAGACGCTGTTCAGAAACGTCTTCAGCGTTCTTGCTTTGGGCTTATAGGTGGTTCCGAACAGTTCATTGAACTTCTCGTCGCTCAATAGCTCCTTAACCATTTCAATCTCAGACTGATCGATAATCGCCAGCTCAGTCTTGAATTCAACCTTGACCTTCTGCGATTCATCGGCTGTCTCCAGGTGAACCGTGTTCTGTCCGTTCCGTGCCATTTCAGCCCGTTCTAACAAAGCAGCGTGATAGTCTGCTCGTTCTTTCGCTGCTTCTTTAACCTTCTTATCGAGTCTGACGTACTCCCGAATCATCTGGTCGACAGATAGACCGGAAACGCCAACGCCAATCTCTTCAAACATTTCTGCTACGCCCATAACGCCTCCAATCAAAAAGGAATGATTTCGTCTTCGACCGTGATCAACTGGTCGAGTGTTAGTTCGTCCAGCGACTTCTCGATCTTCAAGCGGCCCGTTACTTCCTCGAGCGCTTTCGGATCTAGCTTCTTCAGTTTGGCTAGCTTCACTTGACGTTCCTGTTCAGTCCGCTCGTCTGGTGTTGCATTCTTCGCGCCCGCTTGCGCTTTCAGGGTGTCGAGTTTGTTGCTCAACTTCTTGAGAAGTTCGCGCATCGGTTCAAGTTCGAGAAGATCCGCTTTCTTGCCGTACTCCTGCATCGCAAACTCGTTCAGCCGTTTCTCGCCCCACGCTGGTTTGTCACCTACTCCGTTGAGCATCTTGCACGTACCGACGAGGGCTTGCTTGAGTGCGGTTATCTCCGCTTCGTCTGGTGTTGGTTCTGCCGCCGCTGCCTTAGCTCTCGGCTTATTGACCGTCTGTGACCCGTTTGAGTGAGACGCGGCGTTACCGTCGTCGTCTTCACTCGCCACACCAGCAAACGACGCTAATGCGTAGCGACGTAGATAGGTGATGCACGATCCGATTCCCTGCGGGTCTGTCTTAACCGGTATCGCGCTCAGTTCTTCAGATACCCACTCACCCGACGAATGGCATAGCAAAGTCTCAAGACCGATAATCGTCGCGTCTTCGGTGATGGTGGTTTTAGGTGTTTGGATGACTGCAAGTCCGTTCTCAGCGAACGGCCCCTGGCAAGCCTCACGAACCGCTGCAAGGTCTGCATACTTCGACTTAAAGAACGGGTTCTCTGAATCTTTTTTGGCGTTTTGAATCTTCCCTTGTGCGGTAGCGAGAGCCTTTGCCAGTTCGCCTATCGTTTCGGATTTCAACATCGTTCTTCTCCCTGTTTAAGACCTCGCGTGGTTGTAGCTCGGTCTGTGTTTAGGTTTCGTATCTGAACCCCTTGTTCACTTAATCCCTAGAAGTACAGTGGCCCACGCTCCCAACATCACCAGCGCAGCCAGTAGAGTTGCTAACTCGTACAATGCTCGTTTCATTTACCAAGCCTTCCTCAGACTCCCCATTACTGAAGTCCGTATCTGAGACAGGTGAAACGTGAATCCGCGTCGATGCTCTCCCGATCCATCAATGGCCGATTGCGTCAGCCGTGGTTTAGTCGTCGCCTCGCGCAGACTGTCCTGCACTGCCGTATAAGAGCCTTCACAGACCTCAACGCCATCCACGTAGCCAACCCACGTCCACGCCTTGCCAGTGAATCGCTGTCTGATTTCTGTCTTTGGTCTAATGTCGATGAAATAAGTTTTCTCTCTCATGTGATTAGCTCCGTGTACGTTAGCGTTCGGTCACATTGGCTATTGCCCGTATGGGCCATTCGTGGTAAATACTTTTTCCAGTTCTCGTAACTGCTTTAGCGCAAGGCCGATGGCACTCCCACTCACACCGGCCCCGTTCACCGCACCGTTCCTCGTACAGCACGGCGAAGTTGAGACTCAGACAAGTTCTCTCGAAACAGGAGATCCCATTGCAGGTTTACGGCGTCGCAAACCTTACGGAGCTTCGGCAACGTGCTCATCCGGCCATCACACGCCCGCTCCACAGAGACTCGGCATGTACCCGAAGCGTCAACGATCTGCTTGATGTCAAAACCCTGTTCATCGAGGAAGGCAACTCGCTGTTTGACCAATTCGTGATTGTATAAAAAGGTAGATTGCATGATAAATCAGGTGTCCCGCACAGTCTTATACGCCTCTTCCCAGCGCGATGCAAGTACTATTTTGAAATCTTTTAAAAGTTTATCAGGTGGAGAGTCTGTTACCGTGTCCGATTCGATGGCAACCGAATCGCTTCAGGACTACGTGAACCGGATCATGCTGGAGAACCCCGAATTGTCGGAGGTGAAAGTCTCCAAGCGGGCCGCGCACATGAGGAAAAAGATTAGCGCAGGATACGTCAGCAATATCCGTTCTGGTTCGGCTACCAACATCTCCATTGAACGCTTGAAGGCTCTCGCCGCAGGGCTTGGCCGTCCCGCTGAAGAGGTTTTAGCGGTGGCGTTTGGTAAGGCTCTCACTGAAGACAACAAGTTTCAGGAGAGCTTGTTCGCTTCGTTATGGAACGAGTTCCAGCATCTCTCGCCAGGTGATCAGAAGGAGATGCGGCCAATGATTGAGATGGTGCGAAATGAGATTCAGCGTCGGCTGAAAACCTAAGCCGCCCGCCGCTCAAAGTAGTTTGAAAAACTCGCCTCAAATTCCGGCGTAAACGTGAATAGATAACGCTTCACTTCTAAGGCCACGGTATTATCAGGGTCCGTAATTCCGTTTAACAGTTCAAGCAATTCAGGAGCATGGGCACCATCGTCGTCAACGATGATCCTTTCAATCAGTTCTCTCGCGTGAGCACTGGTGAGCATTCTAAGTACCGTCCCTTTCAGATCCTCCCTTTGGGTAAGGGAAAATCCTTATTCGTAACTAGGGCGAGTTCCGAGGATTCACAGGCACTATACACGACACATTTTCGGAACAACAAGCGAAAAATTGGAGAGGCTTCAGGCAGTCTAAGTGCAGGATTCAGAAACTACTTGGAGGAATTGCACATAATGCTTCTTGGTCTTTTGTCTTTCCAGCGAACTTTATTTTTCTCGAGGACGCTGATCAGTGTGGGATGGGTGATTCCGAGCTTGAGCGCAGCAGCCCGATACGAGTCGTGACAGATCATTAAGGCTAATTGACAGACTTCCAGTTCTCTCACTCTCACGTACTCTTCAGCGGTCCGCTTGCGAGCTGTGGCGACCTTAAACCTCAATTCATTGTCGTCCAGGTTATCAGCAACCTCCCGCGCCCGATCAAAGAGCTTTAATGATTCCGTGTAGCGCGCCTGATCGTGCTGTCCTTGCCCTGCTAGTGACTCAGCGAGCGTACAGAGGGATTCGACAATGAACCGCTGGCAGTCTTTCCCTTCGACCAGGTTCAACGCCTCACGCGCCCATGTTTCAGCTTCTTCAAAGCGTCTTTCAGCATTGAGGATTTGAGCCTTATGATCCTTGAACTGCGAGAGAAACGGATCTCCCTTTGGGGTTATTGCCAGACAGCGATCGACATCGGCGTGAGCGCGTTCAAAGTCCTCAAACTCTGCGTCTATTGCGGCCCGGTTGTTAAGCGTGTGCGCGATGCCGCGAACGTCTTTGATTTCCTCGAAGAAGTGGAGTGCACCGGAATACTCAATCCGCGCTTCATCGAGGTGATTTAAGTCTCGATAACGTCGCGCAAATTGCGTGTGAATCCGGCCAAGTAGATACGCCGGCAGACCTTCGAGGTTGATCTTCTTGAGCGTCTCGAGCGAGCGGGAAGGCGTTTCTCGTTCCAGAACGGCTAGAACCATAATGGCGTGAGCGAGATTCTCTTGTGACAGTCCACCACGCTTGATGAGTGCGCGAATCAGAATCCTGCCTTCTGCCAGTTGACCGAGATAGTCATAAGCCCGCGCTTCGTAGATCGCGGCCTTGTCAGACCGGCTACCGCTCAACGTGCGCTTCGCCATCCCTAACAGGTCTTTGGCCTTTTCCGGTTCAGAACTGAGTAATTCATAGGCTCTCATTAAAGCGATTTCAGCTTGGTAGACGGAGGGGAACTTGTTGGTAATTATCTTTTCCATTTAGACTACAATCCTTTGTTATGAGTGAGTTGCAAAGGAGTACCTCCCGATGAAACGATTAGCTTTAATCCTTGTGTTGCTTTCCCTGATCTCTATCCCCGTGCTTGCCGGTGAGACCGAAGGACCACCGTCGCCGCCGCAACCACCGCCCTGCCGTGAAGACTGCGGTAACGGCTTAGTGAGCATCCCGCCCGGATCAAACTTTGGGCAGATCGTCGCCGCTATCGTGCTCGCCATTCTTGGCAGACGGTAGGCGCGTACTCAGATACAAATCCTCAATCCGACATCCCAGCTTGAGGGCATACGTCTCCAGTGCCCCGAGCCTGGGTATCGGCGTGCCTGCCCATAATCTGCCGCCTACGGAGTGAGGTACGTGAAGGAATCGCTCCAACTCCGCCGCCGAATTTATACCCTGCCGCTTTGCCACTTGTCTAATTCGTAACTTAATCATTGCCGCAGTATAGCCCAAAAGTGGGCGCACGTTGCAAGAAATATATTTTAATCTCTTAACTCTATCAGGTGTAAAGACTTACAGGATTCAGCAGGTATTTCACCTGAAATAGTTGTAGACAAAGCCCAAAAGTGGGCGTATAAATATTCGTGTCAGGAGAAGGAGACACGCCATGACAATCACCTACGCAATCGAAACTGAACCAGTCAAGACGGATCCAGAAATGATCAAGGTATATCCAGATTGTGAAGCCTGTCGCGGAACAGGGCAGCGATACAACGAAGACGAGGGTGCGGATTATCCCTGCCGCAAGTGCGACGGTGAAGGGTGGATCGCGGTTGAGGTTTGCGAAGCGTGTTTACAGGACGAGACCGGTTGCAAGTGTCTCGATGAAGCAGACGATGGCTTGAGTGAAATGGAACGACTCGGAGAAGGAAGGTACTTCGGATGAGCAGCGAAACCACATATTGCCGATTCCACGAGTTCGGTTGCGACAACAAAATCCCTGCCGAGCTAGAAGGCGAACTTTGCCAGAGTTGTGATGCTGATTACCGAGCTGTCGCCGCTTCTTATGAACGCCAGTATTGCGCTGAGAAGCGGTACACCGCAGATGAAGTGCGCGATGCCTACTCGGACCGGAGCGAGATAAGCAAGGCTCACGCCTTACTGGAGAGACTATGAGTACCCAAATACCGACACACGATCAACTCGTGGACTTCGCTTACATCATGCATAAAACGCAGTGGCAGTTTGACGATGAACCAGGCGAACGAGTGATCGACTATTTCTCTAAACCGCACAAGTGGGAGAGTGAATATCAACGCTGGCAAGAGCTCGGCGGCTCACTCGATAAGGACTGTATCGAGAGGTTCGAGTTCTTTATGGATCGAAAGCAAGACACCGGCGAGTGCCAGAAGTGCAACGGGCGACCATCGGATAGTCAGCACGACATGAAACACGCTGGGATTGGATCGCACGAGTTTGAAGAAGACGAGGACTAACTACCGCGATGATTCTCAAGTCTCAACTCAAATTCGCCAGTGACGAGCAGAAGCGTAAAGCGAAGCGTTGCCATTCATTTGAACGCCAACAGGAAGTCTATGTCATTCCCCGCGATCAGACGAAGGATGCTCGCATTGTAGTCTTTCTGGCTGAAGGGATTCTCTGTATGACCGCTGACGGGATTTATTGCCGCGCTAATCAGATGGGCCATTTGTGCTATCACGTTTTGGCGGGTGCGCGTCGAAAGTTATTGAACGCGAAACGACGCTCGACCATTGCGAGTAAACGATTGAGGGCAGCATGAAAACAATCATCGCCGGATCGCGCACGATTACAAATAGAAACGAGATAGCCGTAGCCGTTGCGCGTTCACGATTTCAAATCTCAGAAGTCGTCTCAGGCGGTGCGCGTGGCATCGACCAACTCGGAGAGCGTTGGGCTGAGACGAATGAAATACCAATCAAGCAATTTCTCCCACGCTATGAGACGTTTGGAAAGAAAGCCCCGATCATACGCAACGCTGAAATGGCACGTTACGCCGATGCGCTGATTGCGATTTGGGACGGTAAAAGCGGCGGGACGCGCAACATGATTGAGCAAGCAAAGAAGTACGGACTCCGACTGTACGTGGTAACGAAGTGAACGAACTGACGTATAGCACGAACCTGAAGCCCGCGAAGTTGAAACTGAAGCGTTCAGCAATGAAGCGCGGCGTCAAGAAACTGCGACCCGTCAGGAAGTCAGCGATCAACTCGGAACACTGGCTAAAGAGTAAGTTGACGATCGCGTTCTCGAAGTTCATCCGTGCGCGAGATCCGTTTTGCTACTGCGGGCAACCGTCGACAGAGAATGGTCATTACTTCAGCCGTGCGGTTCCCTCAACTGAATATGAGCCTGATGCGTGTCTTGGCTCCTGTAGTCGCTGCAACCTACTCCACGAGACAAATCCGGCGCCGATGAAGCGCGCACTGATCGCCAGGATAGGTGAAGAACGATTCAGCGAGCTCGAGCAGAAAAGCTGGGATCATTCCAAGTTGACTTATTCAGAATTAGAAGACCTTTGCGAGTTATACCGGGAGAGATAATGAATAAACTTCTACCCTGCCTCGCCTTACTGACCATCTCGAGTATCTGCATGGCCGATGGTGTCAACAAGCCTAAGAAGAAACGTCACAAGGCTGCTGTGGTCAAGCAAGACACTAAGCCTGCGGCCAAGCCGAAGCTCCCGTCTCTGCTCACATCCAAGTACGACTTGATTGCAGAACCATTCGTCAGACCGTTACGACCACTCAACGAGATTCCGCCATTGCCGGCTGAAGTGTTGGTGACAACCGAGACGAGAGTTTATGATTTCGAGGAGGACAAGAAACCTAAGTGGGCCTGGTTGCTACTCGGTACAGCAGCGATACCGTTTCTGATCCCTCATGGACATGATGATGTGATACCAGTCCCGCCAGTAGGCCCAGCACCGCAGATTGCGCCTCAGAGTGTGCCGCCGACAGCAGTGCCAGAAGGTTCGACGCTGCTTTTGCTGTCGATTGGGTTTGTGTGTCTAGGTTTCTCAATCAGAAGGAGGCGGAATGCCTGAATCCCAACCACCAATCAAGCATCAATGTCGCTATTGTGCCAAGTTCGCCGCTGATATTGTCGATGTTGAACTGCGTCCCGATGGGTGCAACTGGACGCAAGCCTACGCGTCTCGTGTCTGTGGAAAATGCCGAAAATACTTGCAAGGACGGTTTCGCTATCCTAATCGAAAGGCGACCACGAAATGACCACCCAACCACCAATGACGAGTGAGCGAGATAGCGAGCAAGCCCGAGCGATAGGTGGTGCTGTCAAGGTAATCCCGATTGCAGCATGAGTTTCAGTCAGCGTGAAACCAAAGAGGCCCGTAACGAAGGGAACAGCAAACATGAGTGAGAAGTGGATCGCGGTTAAAGACGATCTGCCGCCGAAGTCGGTCATGGTTGACACCAAGATTGACGACGAAGATGGCCTTCGCAATGAGCAGCAACTTTGCTTTCACAGCAACCTTTGGTGGACAGGCGACGACGGAAACGCGATGTATGTTTACTACTGTCCGACGCATTGGAGACAGCCATGACTAAACCAACCACTACCCCAACAGAAATAGATTTGCTTAGGGATGAACTCGCCACGCATGGCAAGACTTGCGATTGCGCTCACAAACTGATGTGCGAAGACCGCGAAGTGTGGTTGCTCTCACAAATTGAGCCAACTAAATATACGAGTCCACGCAAGTCCGTACCGAATCAGATTCAGCGAATTGAGGAAGAACTAAACGCTGCTCATATTCCTAAAGAAGTTTGGATCGGCACAGACTCGACCGCCGACCGTGTGACGTGGCTGATTACACGCAACAAGTTGAACCAGCAAAACTCCCGCTCGCGTCACACGGCACTACAGAACTGCGCGGAAGTTATTGAGGCCGCGCTTATCAGCACCGACTCGCCGGAATGGAGAGAAGCGGCTGAGTACGCACTTCAACTTGCGGGCCGACGACAAAGCAAAAGGATGATTTGAAATGACCACTACCCCAACACCCGTAGTAGCAGGAGACGCAATCATGGAACTAGAAGCCGATGTGACCGCGTTGACGTATCACCTACGCCGCGCACTCGATGTACTCAAAGGCGAGACGCCGCTTGATGTAAGCCAAGTTCAGGAAGCAGAACGAGCACTGGAGAATTGCGTCACTGGAGGCGCAGGGTGTGAGTGGTTGCCTGTCGGTGAAGTGTGGCCCGCGATGTATCGCATGGTGCTCGTTGCCACCGATAAGTTTGAAGGTTCAGCACCCGCTATCAACGTCGGCTACATGAAGTACGCAGCGGGCGACAAGGATTGTCCCTACTTCGTCTGTCCCGGCGCACAGGCGCGATTCAAACCGCTCTACTGGTGCGACTGCTTGGGCGACGCCTTTGCGCCTCCAAATTGGCAAATGAAGCAGCCCGCACCACCTGAAGGAAAGGAAAACAATGACTGACTACTGGCTACAGCAAATCGTTGATGCTCTACGCACAGCGATTGGTCTAATGTTTCCGGTTGCGCTTTATCTTGGAGTTGTTCTAGTGGTAGCCGCTGTCATTGTTCGTGATGGGCTAGCAGAAGTTGCTAAGGCTATCAGGGAAGCGAAGGAAAGGAAAGCAAATGACCAATGACGACTCCATCTCTAGACGAGAAGCGATGCACGCCTGCTTGCTTGAGCAGGTAGACGCAGACTATACCAAGCAAGAATCTGACTATGCTTACAATCGAGGCTGCAAAGACTGCGCTGAAGCGGTATCGGTGTTGCCCGCCACGCAACCAGCACTCGCTAGTGAGGGAGTAAGAAAAGCGGCGGAGGCGATAGCTAACGACGACGATTGGGGGCCAGCATGGAAAGACCACGAAGCCCGAGTCAAGCGAATTGCCGCGATCATCTCCCGCCACGTCTCCCCTACTGCCGAGCAGATGAGAGCCGCGATTAAGGAACTCATTGATGTGATGGAGATTCAAGAACAGCGAGAGACAGAGGCGTTCCACTTACATGTCAGTCAGTTTAGACCGATGTGGGATGAGGCAAAAGCAAAAGGTCGTGCCGCCCTGAATACGTCAACGCCCCAACCCGAAAGCTGAGGCGTGGACATTTCTCTGTCATCCAGTGCTGGTAACGAAACGAGTATAGCATGAACAACAATGACAACGATCAACTTTTGCCGTGTCCATTTTGTTCTGATGGTGGCGACGTGTGGCAACCCGCACGTTTAGAAGTTATCAGGTGCTCGTCATGTGGCGCAGAAGGCCCACGCGGTAAGACCGATGACGAGATAGTCAGACTATGGAACGCCCGCGCTACTGCCGAGCAGATGAAGAATGAAGTCGTTGACGAAGTTCAGCGGCGCATGGATGCGGTGGTTGAGGCCGCTGTCGAGTGGCATCAAGCGTGTGGAGAGAATAACGAATGGTTCGAGAAGGCTGGCACGCTGGCCTGTGCTATTGATTCGTTATTAGCGTTGCGAGACAAGCCTGCGTTGCAACAAGTGGAGGTGAAGTAGATATCAGCTAACGCCCCGAAGGGAAATGATTGCTGTTAGGAATGTGGCGCTGTTATGCTCAAACAGATGAATCTCATCTTCTTACCCTACTACTTCCAGTATTACGTTGACCGACCAGGCTTATTGGTCCTTGCGCTTTTCTTTCTTGTGCTGACGATTGTCGGCTTAGTAACTATGCTCAAGGGAGAGTTTCGTGATGATATGTGATAGATGCGCTGACCGCCGTCATAGCCACTGTGAACTCAAGCAGAAATGTGGCTGTCGGTCTTGGAAGTGCTGTCAAGCCTTTGGCCGGTCCGTTCCGTCACTCAGTATCTTGGCGAGAATCGTATGGTGGTTTAAGTTGAACTTCATCTACGGTGTCGAACGCTACTGAGTAATACACCCACTCGCCCAAGTACAGACTGTAATTCCGGTTGCACCTAACCCTGTTAATAGCGTAGACCAATCAACGCCTGGATCAGTTCCCGCCGTTCCCATTCCCTTATAGCTACTAAGCGCGGTTAGTGAGTAGTTACCCGCCGTCGCGCCGGATTGAGCGTTAGTAAAGCCCACGCTACTGAACGAGGTAATCACTGGACAGATGTTTGCTCCGCTGCCCCACTCGCTCGACGCACCGCAATGAGTCGCTCCTGAACCTGCTGTGTCGTTCTCTACGACCACGTTGTTAGAGAACGATGCGCCAGGATAGCAACCCGCAAGACCACCCGCGCCGCCACAGGTATCGAGAGCCTGCATCCCGTAAGTCTGATAGGCAACGATATTGTCTCGAAAGACAAAGTTCGTGACAGGAGCACCGTAAACACCCCAGGTATCATAGTAAGCAAAGGCTGTGTTGGCAGTGTTGATGACGGTGTTGTGGTACACCTGCATGTCATCGACATTTTTCGAGTAGGCCAATGACGAAACATTCTTGATGAGGTTGTTGTAAATCAGAACGTGTTTAGTGGGATCAATCGTCGCGTAGTTTCCCGCATCAACTACTCCAAAGGCTTCCCGTGTTCCCGCTGTCGGATCTAGGTCAGGCGCAATCCAGTTGTTCCTAATTGTGATGTACTTACAAGTGGACCACGGAGCTGTGCCGTACTGATTGCCGGGGTAAGTCGTCAGGATCGCCGGATAGCCGAGAACATAATTACCTTCAAAGGTGAAGCGGTTAATGTTCTTGATCTCGTACAGACCTTTCGGAGTCGCCCCGCTTCGAGCTAAGACATCAGCGGCAAACACTGGCTCAACATAGAATGTGTTGCGCTTGATTAGAACGTCGTTTACTAACCCTTGATCGCCGTAGTTCCAATCGGCCACCACTGCACTGTTAGAAGCAAGAGCGTTCGTGCCAAAGGGTGTGTAATTCACCGTCGAACCGACAACGCTCGTGACTACAGCAGTTTCGTACACCGTCCAAGTAACAGTGCCTGGAGTTGATGATGCCGATCGGGTTCTAGCCCATGTATAAGTCCCGCCTGAGACCGTACAGATGCCAATGTAGCCATCAAAGTTATCGACCACATTGCGGGTAATGCCGTACATGATCGCGTCTGATGACGTGAGAGAACTTCCTGAGAGACGGGTTAGCGTGGCTGACGAGTAAGGCATCGAACCATTCGCGGGAAACGAACCGTTGCACGAATCATTCAGTCCAGTAGCGTCAAGCGTGGCAGTGCCAGTGAAAGCCAACCGAAGCATCCCGCCGGCGGTGAGTCCAGTGGTATTCGAGAAGGTTGCGCTCGTAGTCGTCGCCCCCGTTAAGGTTGCGGTATTCTGCGGCAGCGTATCGCCACCGCCAAAGAATCCGCTATTCCACCACGAAGATAAGTAGTTATCTTCGAGCGTTGGAGATTGACACGAAACACACAAGAAGGCACTCGTCTCCATCTGCGTGTGCGTAAACGGAGATGAACCTTGCGCTTGAGATGTGTAGTAATACCCGATGAAGGGTTCCGTATAACACCACTTGTAGAGCAGCGTCGTCCCTTCAAATTGCACTGCGCGAATGACTGCGCGATGGTAGCCAATACCGCTTTCAGTAGTTCCCGTTCCTGTTTCTTTCTGGTGCAGGTAGAGACGCTTGATAACGATGTCGTGACAGCCTGAGAACGAATTGCCGAGATCGAGCAAGCTCTGGACTGTGTTCTCCACTCCTGGCGCGTCAGTGAGTTCTAATCCGTCAAGAGTCCAGAAGCCCGCATCCGTGGCAGTGGTGAATACCGACGCTCCCGAGCCTGCCGTTGTTCTAATCTTCGGCATGTTAGCCGCATCACTTGGCCCAACTCGTCCACTAGGTAGTGACGCCTTAGCGTCAGACTCGACCGTGCAGGGGCTTAAAGACGTGCAGGATCTATTCGGTAAGGTGAACACTCCGTCGAACGTGTCACCCGCATGGATAACAACCGTATCGCCGGCGACGACCGCATCAAGAGCATTCTGAAGGTTCGAGTAAGCGCAGTTGGGTGCAGACGCGACAGTCGCATTTGAGTGTCCGTTGCACTGAACTGTAGTTCCGCCGTTATTCCTCACGTACCAAGTCGAGGCGTTAGCGGAGGCGAACAGCCCGCAGATAAAAACGAGTGCGAGTATGAATTTCATGCTTGAAATCAAATGCCAATACAGCCCAACGCCCATGTGCAGATCGGAATACCCGCCGCCCCTACTTCAGCAACTCCCATCTGCCAGTGGTTTGATCCATAGGGTTGATCGAGGTCAGTGGCTCCACAATAAAACAGCCACCATAGCCCGTTGATCTTAATCAAATGCGGAGTTGCCGTGTGGTAGCGATCAAACGCTCCAGGCGTTCCGGTCTTAGCTAGAAAAGGATTGATTGAGTAACGCACCCAGCCTGTACTTGGATCAGATGACGTAGCGAGTCTGACATCCCAATCAACGTCAGTGCCGCCACTTTCATAAGCCAGAAAGTAGGTTGAGCCAATCTTGAAGAGTTGATGGAACTCATGGTAGCGAGTGCCGTCGTGGTAAACATCAACTCCACCCTTAGTCCACGTCAGACCATCACTCGAACTCGCGTATCGATAAGCTGGTAACACGGCTCCCGATGCGCGATATGAATAGATTGCGTGCCATGATGAGCCTTCTCTAAGGACAGCCAACTGAGATGTGTATGTTTCATCTCCTGAAGCCATCATCACCGGATTAGAAGCGTATCTAGTCCAGGTGAGTCCTAAGTCAGACGATCGCATCAACCCAATTTGGTTTTGATGTGCCGTGTAGTACAACCAAATCTTAGAGTCGTCTGAATTGTAGAAACACGAGTCAACTCGAATCCCGTCGCCACCGTTTTCCCAGCCTGCAAGTATCTGTTCGGCCACCGGTAGCCCGCCATTACTGACTGTTAGCGTCGTGGGATCGCTCGTTGAGAAGGTTGCTCGACCGATTGATTGAGTTCCCGATGCCACCGGTGCGCCCATGCCGGAAAAGAACATGATCACCTGAGTACTATCGGATGGATTCACGACCGTACAAGGATCGAAAGATTGCGAGTCGAAAAAGTTTCCCTGACTCGTAGCGAGGGCAGCAATCTGATGACGCGTTCCTGGTGCGGGCAGTTGCGCTAACCCTGCCACTTGACAGACGAGAATGATCGCCAATAGCGAGAGGTATCTAGCAACCACTGAATGGATACTCCTTGCTCGCGCCACTGTTGTACAGACAGGTTTTCTCGGTAGGTGTTAGCAGTCTCTTCCAAATAGCGACGTTATCGATCTCGCCCGGAAGGTAATCTTCAAAGCCTGAATAAGCTCGCGCTCCAATGCGAAACTCGGTAGAGGTGTTTTGTGGTGCGGTTCCAGTGGTGGAGACACTCACGGCAGTATTATTGTTGACCTGAATGTTGACTGTATCTGCCGTCGCGTCATGCCAAGCGACGATGTGATACCAAGTCGCGGTAGTGACGGATACCGCGTTGTCTGTCACGATGATCGACCCGTTGACATAGAACCGGAAACGACCTGTCCCTCCTGGATCTGAAATATCCAGCGTGTAATCTCTGCTTGACGCAGGTGAATCGCTATCCTTGCTGACAATGGAGTACGAAATGCCGGAAGGAATCGAACTGAGCAGCACGTCAGCGACAATCGTAAAGTCGATATCACCCATCTTTACGTCTGCCGAAGTTCCAGCCAGAGAAAGATAATGGGTAGCACTACCATTAAGGTATACCGCGTTGCCGATTAGTCCTGTGTTGAAGGTTGCGCCTCCAGCATTCGTGAGAGTGTTTCCCCGTCCTGAAGCGTCGGTAGTATCCGAGAGTTTGTACGCTGCCGTGAGGCTAGTCAGGATAGGTGAACTACTGGTGACAATCGGACGCCTGACAACTTCTTGAGCCTTCTGCTTTGAACCAGCAAAGCAGAGCGCAAGGATGCAGAAGGGAAGTATTAAGAGTGCTCGTTTCATAATTATTGTGCGCGACGAATCTTGAGTTCCACTCCGATCACGTCGAGCGATGCGCTCAAAGTGTCGGAACCATCATTGCCATCTCGGAATAGTTTCAGGTGGAGAAACTCACCCGCGGCACAGCCCGTCACGGTCAAACTTGTTATCGTGCTGGTTTGTAGTCGGCTTCCTGTACCTGGAGCCGCCGTGGTCGCTGTGCTCGCAGTATTGAATGCAGTGTCGTCCGTTTCCGTGGCTCCTACAGCCGTGCAGATAGTTGACAGAGAGAACTTGGCATTGCCTGAAGTGGCAGCGGTTTTCCAAATGATCTTCGCGTCGACGGTTCCGGTCCAGTCATCCGGTAAGAGCGTCGAGTTCTGAGCACTAAAGCCGCCTGACGTGTCGGCAAATTGTAAGACACCCTTCTGCGTGTTTGAACCTGTCACACAAGCAGCAACTGCCGGCGTAGATGTTGGGAGATCCCAAAACGATGCCGCCGTCGCATTGTTACAGCCAGCTCCAGCGAACCAGATGTTATGAACGGTCGTGAGTACGTTTCCGGTCGACTCAACGTTGAGCGTCTTATTAGTTAGAGTCTCGCTACTTGACGGACTAACGAAGTCCGTTCCTGCCGTAGCCGCAGAGATAGCCGACGTACCGTTGCCTTTGAGAACTCCGGTGAGTGTCGCCGCGCCCGTACCGCCATTAGCTACACTTATCGCTCCTGAGATGCCGTTAAGGAATACTTCTCGATAGGCAGTCCCGTCGTAGAAGAAGACTCTATTACTTGAGGCGTTCGTGTTTCGGTAGAAAGTTCCAGTGACAGGAGAACCAGGCATCGAGCCGTCTGACGCGCCGTAATCGCCACCAACGAGCTTTAGAGTGCCGTCAGTGAAGGACTTCAGACCTGTAACAGACTCAGCACCACCAAGCGTCATTAAGTCGGCATCCGAGACCGCTGTATTGAGTTGCGCGATCGTGCTGGTAACTGTGTTACTTCCGAGTGAGATGGTTTTATTCGAGAACGAGTTCGAACTGGAGATTGTTGGCACAGCCACGCTACCAATCGTCACGCCGGTAGTGAAGTCGGGAGACGTGCCGAACACTAATGCACCCGTACCTGTTTCACCTGTAACCGCAGAGGCGAGATTGGATGATGACGGTGTGGCTAGAAATGTTCCCACGCCAGTACCGAATCCGGTAATGCCTGTCGATACTGGAAGCCCTGTGGCGTTCGTTAGCGTCACCGCTGACGGAGTACCAAGATCGGGAGTCGTTAAAGCTGGAGATGTAGCGAACACCAACAGCCCGCTGCCCGTCTCATTCGTCACCGTTGACGCAAGATTTGCGCTTGTTGGTGTGACAAGAAACGTTCCCATCCCCGTTCCGAATCCAGTGATACCCGTGCTCACAGGAAGTCCAGTGCCGTTAGTTAAAACGACCGCTGAAGGCGTACCGAGTGCTGGAGTGGTGAACGTCGGAGAAGTAGCAAAGACCAGCAAGCCTGATCCTGTTTCGTTGGAGACGACTCCTGCTAACTGCGCTGATGTCGTGGTCGCAAACTGCGAAAGAGGACTAGAGGTAAGCGCGTCACCACCGCCAGGAATCGACTGCCACGAGTTGTCGTCCCTGAGAAACTTTGAACCGTTTGGCGTTCCAGTAGGATCGTCATACTTGGCATCGAGCGCAGTCTGCAAATCGGTTTGAGCCGAAAGAGTGCCGGTAATTGATCCCCACGGTAACGCGCCCGCAATACCGGTATTTCCTATCAGGTAATTGCTGCCGTTAGAAATCACCCTCGCGCTCTGCCCTGTAGTGAGAGCTAGAGTCGACGCGCCACCAATAGTCGACGTGGTAGGCGTAATCGTGACCGTGCCGGCCCCGATGTTCTTAATGTCCACAAACCAATCAGAGGGGAAGTTTGGGCTGATAGCTCGCGGAATGGAGACCGCTACGGATGCAGCGTTGGAGAGTGTCACCAACTTACCCGCGTCGGAACTGACAACCGTGTACGTCGTACCCGTCTGTGACTTCACGATCTGACGGTTAGCGCGTATCGGAGTCTGTCCCTGTGCCGCGAAAGGAACACTCAACAGAAGAAAGATTAGGAAAATTCTAGCTAACATAGCTTACCCTCAAATAGTCTCCCGTTTCAGGGATGGTGATCATGGTTATGGTTGCGCCTGAGATCGTGTAGTCGGTCAAGTCAGTCAGTAACCAACCGTTAAGAAAGACTTCTTCACTGCCGTCCGTAGGTGTTGCCGCCAGAACAAAGGTCGCATTCGATCCGTCAACTGAGCCTGTAGGCGTTTCGTTGACTACGCGATCGGTTACGTCGGTCTCATAGCTGACAACGAAAGTATCCCCTGTTTGCGGGATTAAGATTTGCGTCAGAGTTGAGCCTGAGAGTGTGTAGTCAACCGTCGAAGCTAGAAGCTGACCGTTAAGAAACACTTCAGCGGAATTAACGACTGGAGTGCCACCGAGAGCGAATGAGGCGTTCGATCCGTCTATCGATCCTGACGGTGTTTCTCTAACGATCCGGCTTGACGTTCCCGTCTCATAACTGACAACTAAAGAATCGCCTGTATGGGCGACGACAATTAACGTGATGGTCGAACCGGAGATCGTGTAATCAACATCAGCGGTGAGTAGTTGACCGTTAAGAAATACTTCCTCTGAGTCTGAAGTTGGAGCGTCATCCAGGACAAACGTTGCGTTGCTGCCGTCGATACTGCCGGAAGGAATCTCGCGCACCACGCGCCCGTCAGTTGTGCCAGTACCACCGCCGCCGATTGATGCGATGTCGAGAATGCCCGCAGACGGACTTGATACCGTCATCGTTGCTGAATCGAAGTTGAACGTCGTGTAAAGACCTGGTAGCGCAACGCCATCGACTGTGACCGTCACTCCCGAAGTCGGAGCGGAGACAGCCGCGCCTAAAGACTCAAGAGTCGCTGTGGCAGTAGCGGGAATGTCAACAGGAACGCCGGATGTGGGCGAGAAGCTCGCTGATCCGATAAAGAACTGACCTTGTAGCCAGACGCGAGCGTTCTGAGGAAGGTTAAAACTTACGAGACCGTTAGCGTCTGATGTGTCGAGAGTGACTTGCTTGAATTGGATTACCGCTGACGAAAGGGTTGTTCTGACGGCGTAAATCTTGACGTGCGGGATAGGGACACCCTGCACATTTTTCACCGTTCCAGTAATCAGACAATCAGCCATGTAAAACACCTTCCGCAGCACACTGTTTTAGTGCGGAAGGAGAATGGCACAGACTTGATCTTTAAGTTTTGGGCTTGAGGATTCGGACGGAGTGGGCGTAATATGTGGGCATTGAAGCGGGTCGCCCGACTGCGGAAACAGTCAGAACGACCCTAACCCTTAACGCTACGATAGGAAGCGCAAAAGGCTGCTCGCATAATAAGCAAGCCTCCGCTCCCACTCAAGGAGACTTCTCATGATCGCCTTACTTCTCACTGCTTTCGTTTCTATTACTCCAACTCTTTTAGATCGCTCCGACTACGACGTTCGGCAGATATGGCCGACTCGAACAATCACCCAAGAGCACATCGTTAATGGTGGATATATCGAGAGCCTTTCCACGCTCGCGCCTAACCATTTTCCTGAGTGCGGCATCCTGGATAACAATGTTGCGGAGTATTACAGCTACGAGGACGAGACTGGATGGGCGTTCGTTCCCCGCTGGCGCATCAGTGCCATCGTTTCCCGTGACCGAGGACTGCTAATCTTCGGCAACAACAACGAGATCATCTACGAGCAACACCAACCGTATACAGAGTTCTTCGCTCGCGTGAAGATGGAAGTAAAAGGCGACGAGTTGTGGGTCTATCTGAACGGTGAATTGATGGACGTGTCAAAGCATCCTGGCTTGCAGTTCAGAGACCTTCGAGGGTGGTTCTACGACAGCGTGATTCTGCCGAGCATGGGCTATCCGGTGAGGCAAACAAAGAACGGTGTTCACCTGACGGACTAGATCGTATACTTCGTTCTCAGATACCCTTCGACTCTTTGACGATTCACCGTCGAGAGCGCACCTTCATAGACGAGAACTTCGGCGATATCTCCATCAAACGGCAGAGAGTCGTCATACGCCGAGCCTAGTGTATAGCCGGTGAGCACCTGTGAACCCGCCGCACCTGAAGCAACAGAAGTCCCATTCTTGTAGATCGCGCTCGATCCCGCATTGAATACCGCGCTCAGAACCACAAAGCTAGTACCTACATCTGTCGCGCTGTTGAGGCTGGTTCCCGCGTTGATGACCAACACTCCATCTGTGACATTAGAGAAGACCAGTTGGCGATTTGACCCCCCGATACCGTCAAACCATATCTGGCTAGCAGTAGCGTTATCATGCTTGCCAACTATGAAGACCGTACATTGTTGAGCAAGCGCGGCGAAACTTGCGCTTCGTAGAAAATCATTTGACCCATCGAATCGAACAATCGGTCTATGGTTCTGAATGTCTCTCTTGTAGATCGGCTGTTTGCTTCCGGTCGCCTGAACCAGATCATAACTACCATAACCGTCGAGCCATTCACTCACCGCCTCACCGTCTCTTAATCTCAAGGCGTCAGCCATGAACACGCTCCTCAGTCCGGTGATGGAAGAAGGGTCGAAATAGTCGATCTTATACTTCGCCATCAATGCCCGTCTGATCGTGTACGCGTTATCGGTCGAGAGTGTACCGTCAAAGTAGAGAGCCTCTGCGATGTAACCAACCCACGGAGCCGAGAAATCGTAGGCCGCACCCATCGTTATTCCAGTGAGAGTTTGCGATCCGGTATTACCTGAGATTTGGTAAATGTCATTCAACCGAATCGTGGACGTGGTGGTATTAAACACTACTTCCAGAAGAAACCAATCCAACCCAACATCGTGGAGACCGGTCAAGTTCGTCCCTGAACTAGCGATCGGAGCACCACTAGGAAATGCTGTGGCGACTAACATTCGATTGCTCGCCCCAATACCATCTACGAGGAACCGACCAGTAGACCCAGAGGGACTACTAGCTACCAGATAGACGGTTACTGGATGAGCGCGAGCACCGAATGCCGCTGTAGCTAGATAGTCATTTGAACCATCGAATAAGAGTGCTGCCCGACCATTCGCGGCACTGATTTTGAATAGTGGCTTGTTGGCTCCTGTCGCTTGTGTAAGGTGGTAGCCATTACCAGATTGATCCGTGAACGTACCTACCGCATCACCGTCAGCAAAGGACTCTTGTGAGGCGTCGTACCAGGCGCGGAGAGTACCGAGCGTCGAAGGACGATACGCGGAGAAAAGCTCTGTTGTGAAACCTATTCCATCAGCCATTAGATATCCACCGGATTACCGATTCCTTCGTAACGAGCTTTCTGATAGATGCGGAGAAACAGAACTGATTGATTAACTCCGAAGTCTTCAATCTGTTGCGAGCTTGAGTAGATCGTTGTTGGAAACAGATCGCCACCTGCCACGATGTTGTCGATGAGAAACGGTCCGATAGAAGCCTGAACGAGAAACATCTTCAAGCGTAGAGGGAAAGGGAACCCGCCTGACTGTGCTGGAATGATTACCAGTGGAACGTCGCCTCTGCCTGGTTGATAGTCAGAGTAAATTCGATACTCAGTGCCAGCCAATAGAATGGTGTAGCGCGTGGTCTGTCCGTCTGAGTCCCACGCGAACGTGCGAGTCGAACCTACCTGAACGCCGTAGTTGTAAATCTTTTCCTCGATATTCGCCGCATCAGGTGACGACCATTCAATGAACACGGGACAGTCTGCCGTCACCATCGACCGCGCCAGCGTGTCAAAAACATCATCGTGATCCAGCCCCGCAGTTGCGAGAGTTCCCGTACTTGTCAATCCATCAGTATCAACTCTGAAAGTGAAGTCGTAACGAGTAAACGTAGCTTGCAGGTCTTCGATTGTTTGCGCGGTTGCAGCACCTACGCCTGAACTCAGATTGTTCTTATCAGCGTGAGACGAGATGATATTAACCACATCAGCGTCAGCGTCGTATGTGGTGTCGCCCGTTGAATCCAACAGACAAGCATGGGTCGTGCCTTCGGTCACAGGCAGCGAGCGCATTAGATCCGCAGATGGATTAGTTCGGTCGTGACTGCGCCATATTTCAACAACGTACTGAGCGGGAATCTCACTAGACCGTGGACGCCCGACGAACTTAATCAGCGCATCGTTGGAAGCATCAAACGCAACGGATATGTTTGTAACTTTGCGCGGCCTGAGATTTCCGCCTAACCAGGCAAAGTTGAACGAGGCGGCATCTCCAAGTGACTGACCGACTGCCACGGAGCGGAAGGTTAGCGAGTCGCGCAGTTCGTCTAGCCCTGCGTCGATAAACTTGATCGCATTGTCGAGCAGGACAAATCTTGTGTCCGTCAGATCGGGAGCGTTCCATAGTTCTTCTGTTTCAGTTAGACCACTCAACAGCCCTGTCAATTCCCAGCGGTTAGCGTAGTCCGTCAACTGAGTCGCTGTAGTGAATCCGAATATCGACTGATCGACAATCGCTCGATTCTCGCCGTCTCGCATTGCGTCTTCAGACACAGACGACAGAGTTGCGGTCGTGCCGTACAGGTCAACCGTGATCTTCCCAACGCTGTCCAGTGTGTCGGAATCAACAGCCAGAGCAGTTGAGCTAACTACCTTGCCAATTGTGGCGGGAAGGTTTGAAGATCCCCGTAACGACCAAACACTGTTTCGCTGAGACTGAAGCGTCCACCCTGCGAATGTTTGACCTACTGCCGTTCGTGGTGTGCCACCTGCATACCATCCGATCCGGTCTTGATCTGCATCCCTGAATTGCGGAATGTCCAGCACCGTAGCAATGATCATCGCGGGGATTGGCTGTGGTGGAATGTATCCAGGCGGGAAGACGCCGTTAGCTGGCTGATCAAATATCTCAGGTTCGAGTGCGAAGCCTTCACACGTCAACAGACCAATTCCGCCCTCGATAGAACTCAACCTTAGTACGTGCGTAAAGCCCTCTGCGCGAGTGACTGTGACTTTGTAACCAGGGTGCAGATAAAGATACTTCCACGGCAGGGTGAACCGGTGAACTGTTCCCGCTACATAATCTCGATAAAGTTTCCGCTGTGCCGTCGCTCTGCGCTCGTCTGACAACTGAGCAATGTTGATTTCTACTAACTCAACTGTTGAGCCATCGGTAATCTGCCGCATTGCGCTTTGCGTGTTCGCATCCCAATCGTTATCAGGGTCGAGGGATTTAACGTGGACATCTCGCGCAAGGTCTTTTTCAGCGACTAAGATGGAATCAATTTCAGGTAGTACATCAGGCAGATCCCCATCGCCTTCCAACCAACCGATTTCAGTGTCAGGAATCGTGATTGACGGTTCATCACCTTCTGGAAAGCCAACCAGTTGACCCTCGACCTCAGTAACGAAGAAGTTACCTGCCAACTGAATGTCTGGACTGCCGATAATTTCAGCCGGCGCGTAAGGGCGACCGCTAACCAGTAATCCACGACACGCAATGTCAAGATCAGTGAAATCGTAATCACCATTCGCCGTTAGTACTCCAACACGCTCACACATCGAAGCAAATATCTCGCCCCATGTATCGAGTGTCTGGTGTTCCCAAACTGCGGTGATGTTCGGGACCGTGCCACCCCAGCGGGACATGTCCAGCGTGTTGTGAACTACGAGCGCGTGATTCTTGTAGGCAGGAGTTGATCCGGTTCCGTATTTCGCGTCGACGTCAGACTCGATAGTTGGATCCGGTTGTTGGTCGTCGTTGCCTGGATAGATAGCGAAGCCAGAACTACCACCTTGAACTGTTCCTGTCCCTACTCCGTCACCATCAACCGCAATGTCTCCGTCAACCCGATCGAAAGAGTCTCTATAGTTCAGCGTTGGGTCTGGAGGTTCGAGTGGATCGTAGTCGTCATCTGCTCCTACGCCCGAGTCGTGTACGCCTGAAGGGTTAGCAGACTGTGTGAACTGATCAATCAGAATGTCCGCATTGCCGTACTCACGGATCAAGTCAAGCGGCCCACGGGCGAACAATAGACCGAGATCAATGTTGTATGAGACGTTATCAACTGTCTGTGAGTGGCCGCCAAACCCCTTACCGCCCTGCGTCGGAACCTGTGAAGTCGTAATAACTTTGCGAATACCCGAACTCCACACGATGATGGCCGGAACCTTAATCCCGCCTCGTCCCTGATTCGGAGCGTCACCGATTGAGCTAATCTGCACCTTGCCATTAGAGATCCCCGCACCGGACGAGTACATCGTTAAGCCCATGTAGAGAGGGAAAGTTGCTGAGACAGCCGTTGTGACGAGTAACTCCGCACTGTTCTTATAGAGTCTGAACCTGCCTTCTCGATACTCGATTCTCAGCACGTCAGTGTTAGACCAAACAGAAACCTTTTCACCAACGTCGTTGACGACTGACAGTAAGGAACCATCCGGTCCCCAACTAAGACCGAACAGACATCCTGAATGAACTGTTGACCCCGTAGGACTCGCCGTTGTGTAAAAGCCGCAGGTAGCCCACCCCGTTGACGGTATCACCTGAATGAAGGCGTCCTGAGTCGCAGTAAACGATGTGTTGTGGGTTGCGCCTGCGTTATAGGTATTCGCAGTTCCAGATGTTTTAGTTATAGAACCGTTCGCGCCGCCTGTCGTGTTCGTGAGGTTCTGGTAAGTCGGATTAGATCCCGCAACCAGACTGATTGCTGGTCCCTTGCCGTAAATCTCAGGGATCATTATCCCTTGTTCAGAGTTCTGAAGCTGGAGCGTTCCTGACAGTTCACCGAGTCGTCGTCGTGGAGGTTTAGGCGCAAGAGCTGCGCTAATCGTATAGGACGCAGCGGCTAGAGCGACCGAGATGGCGACCGAGATCGCAATGGAGACCGGATCGTGAATAACGCCTTGCTCAAGAGACGCTTCTATCTCAGCCCGTTTCCGCGCTTTCGTCTCTTCCCATTCTTCTTTGATCCAACTGATCACTCTTTGATTCTCCAGATCGAGTGAACCCGCTTCCGCCAATGGTCGTTAATGCGATGCTCTCTCACGCCGTGCTGAGACGCGTGGACGATAAATGTAGTCTTGGGTGTGATGTCTGACACGAAAACCAGGTGACGTGGAATCTCAGGTTTGGCGCAAGCCTCATCGCACAAGGCTAGAACATCACCAACCTGCATCTCTTCGACCATCTCCATGTGCTCAGTCAGTAGACGAAGCATGATCTGCCCGTCTTCGTGAGGTCGATAGTCACGAGGGATACTGAGATCCTTAACGCCTGCATCTTTAGCGACAGATGCAATGAAGTTTACGCAGTCGACACCAACATTCTTGATGTTTCCCTGATGCTGAAAGCGCGTACCCTTCCAAGTTCGCGCCTCTTCGATTAGCCGTTGTGCGAGTGTGCTCATTCGGGGTATTTCAGAACGGCTTTAAGACCTGGTAGATCCGGTTCACCTTGAAACATTTCCATCGCGCTAAACTTGTCTCGCGCCTGATCCCGTGATCCGTCGTACCCAGCAATCAGATCAACTGTGTCGCCTACTTGGATCACGCTTCTCATTGGCAGTTGCAGGGTAATGGCATTACCGACATTTGATTTGATCTCCATCTCAAGTCCGTCGTTATCGCCGGCAGTCCATTCAGCCCTTCCATACGCAAAATAATCGTTAGCCTTCGCGGTTCCGCCGACCGTGAAATTCATCCGATCAGTAACCACAGTCACAGTGCGAGAGAACGTGAACGCACCCATTGAGACGCCGAGGTCTTCGGGTCGACGGTTGCGATCTACTGGACTTGTCAGATCGCCAATCTCTTGAGTGAGAAGATCAGACAACGACCGAAACTCAACAGTAAACGTGCCGTTATTGATCGTGAACTTACCCGTCTGCCCTCTCATCCGTCCAACTGATCCGAGTGCGAGATTCAAATAGTTCACATACTCGAAAGTGATTCTTGCGTTCTTCCACTTCCCGCCCTGCACGTCTTCTTCTGTCACCGTGTCATCAAACACGCCGAACAGTTCAACGTGGTTCGCCTCTGCAACACTTAGGGTCTGAGTAAAGCGGGACGGCTCAACAGGGGCAGCGGCATAGGCGACTGAACTAAAGGTGAGATTGCGTGTATGCGCTGCGTAGGCTGCAACCGTACCGTCCGTCGCAACCATTTTCCAGACTGCGCAGAGCGTCGTGACGTTTGAACCTAAGTGGTCGAGCATTCCTGCGCTGACTGTCATTGGAGTGTCAGAGTAGCGGTAATGGCGGGTTTATTTTGACATCCAAGCTCGGATGGGCGTAGAGTTTGGTCTATGAAGCCTCTACTTCTAATCCTAGCCCTCGCCACAGTCGCCGCCGCACAAGAACTCCAGTGGAAACCAATCAGAGAGATGTCTGGAGAGATTCCCAATCATCCAGGCGTTACAGTCGAATTCTCTGCGGCTGAAATAGCGAGACGAGATGATGGAGTGAAACTGATTCTGCGAGCTGAGTTCCCGTGGGGTGCGCCTAGTGATCTCATTAAGGTTCCCGCATCAGAGTTAGATGTGACAAGCCTGTTCAGGTTTACGGGTCGAATGGATTTCAACTGCCGCACTTTAGTCGTTAAGCCTGACGGTGGTGGTGAGGCAATGCAGTTCAACGGGAAGAAGCACAAGACTAAAGAATCGCCCTTCAGCATTCCTCAGTCACACATCCTGTCGCAGTATTTCTGTGAACGTGGATCCGCACCAACCGAAGCACCAACACTGAAGCCTAAGTAATACCCAACTCAGCCGGCAGAATCTCGCACAACTGCAAGCCTTGAATATCTGAAGATACATCAGGCTTTAGTGAGAATTGATTCTGCATGAAGCGAACCGGAGTATCGTATTCACCCGACCACGAGATAACGACACCGTTTGCTGGTGCTGCCGAGAACGTGATCTTGCCAGTTGTATTGTCCACAGTGTACGCGGTAGTCGTCACGCCATTCTTTTTCACCGTGAACGCTGGAACTCCTACGCCTGTTGCGCGAGTGGAAGGAATAACTCGAGCGGTTGCGCCGTCATACTCATATAGAGCGACTCCACCACCACTCAAAAGAGCGTTAACGACCGGCTTGATGATTCGTCGGATGTAGCTATGCGATGCGCCAGGACGTTTGTAGGTGCGGTAAAGAGGGAAGACCGCTGTAACTCCGTCACCTGTGCCTATTACTTCGTCAATCACGTAGAAGTCAGCATGTATAACGGCCCGAAAACCGTAAGCACTTCCTTGACCGCCACCCCAAAACTCAACGAAGTAATCCAGTTTGGCAGGGGTTAATAGATCAGTATGAAAGTCCCAAACGTGCTGAAAGTCGTAGCGCGTGACGTTGACTTTATAAATACCCGTCGCTGGATTCTTAATGAGCGTGTTCGCGTACTGTGGCCCGCCTGAACCACCGCCCGCGGTAAAGATATTCGGGTCAAGTAAAATCTCGTCAAATAGATAAGTCACGGACATTAGGCGTTTGCTCCTTGAATCGCTGCCATCATATCCCGCGCCAACTGTCGACGTGACTTAGGCGAACTGTAATTACCGCCGCGATCGGGTGGAAGGTTGATGCTGTAATTGTTAACGACTTGCCCGCTGTTTTTCCTGCCAAACACTGTGGCTCCTGCTCGTCCACCAAAGACTACTTCAGGACGACCGCCATCTCCTGCGATACCCCATTGTCCCGGCGCAATGTATCCGCCGTCTGCAAACTTGCCCGCAAAAGCTCCTGCGGCTGACGATCCCGCCGCACCACCACCGCCGCCGCCTCCACCGCCTATACCTCCCGCAGCTCCACCAATCGCGGCTCCAAGAACGGTGCGGAATAGACCTTTCCAGAATCCACCACCGGAACCTGTTCCCACGTTGCCAAGCATGTCTCCAAGTCCTTCAGCGAGTCGTCTGAGAAACGATTGCTCAAGTACCTGAATCAACCCTTGAGCCATTGTCGCAA